CTTGTTGCCTACTACCACTACCACCTTGTTGCCTACTACCACTACCACCTTGTTGCCTACTACCACTACCACCTTGTTGCCTACTACCTTGTTGCCTACTACCACTACCACCTTGTTGCCTACTACCACCTTGTTGCCTACTACCACCACTACCACCTTGTTGCCTACTACCACCTTGTTGCCTACTACCACCTCTAACATCGCCATTTCCACGTCTACTACCCTGTTGACAACCCATTCGATTTGGTTTATCAACATCTGGTTTACTTTCTTCCCTTGGGAATTCACCCTTCTTTAATCGTCGTATGGAATTGGAAACTCTAACTTTTTGCCCTTTGCCAATTTTCTCATACACATTATATTCAGAAGAAGTCCACTCATGTATAACCATAATACCACCTCTTTTTCTGTCAATAAGAATTGTTGGTTTACCTTTCTCAGCTGGTCTTTTACCAAAACACGCCACGCTTTTCCAGTAGTAACCCCTGTTATTTGGCATATTTTTGAGACTTTTCTTCATATAATCAGGTACACTGTCAGTTGCTCTTAGGTAATGTTTATAACATCTTTCTAAACCCTTCTTCTGATATCGATTTTTTCTATCCTCTTTTCTCTCACTTTGGTAAAAAGACTTTGATATAACAGATAATTCGGCCATCTTTTCTTTTTCTTCAATCTTCTTTTGCATCTTAACTCTTTTTTTCTCATTAATTTCATCAGTTATACATTGAGCTGAGTTTTTTAGTTCTTTGTCCAATTCTCCAGAGTTAAGTTTAACGAGTCTTTCTTCAAGATTTTCACATTCTTTTGAGAATTCCTGATTCTGTTTGTCTATCTTGATTAATTGAGATATACTGTATGATGTTTCTCTTTCATTTCTTAAACGCATCGCTGTCTGACTTCCTCTATCCATGTAGAGTGTCAAATATTTGATTTTTTCTTTTATTCTATTATTTTCATGTCGGCGGAGACTCATTTTTTTATTAGTATATATTCTTTTAATTGCCATTAAAAGAATATTGTTATTCGATAAATGTACAATTTAACATCCTTTAAAAAATTAAGTAGCGATTTGCAAGCAAAAATAATAAAACACCCTACAAATACAATTTTGATAGACGAAGATAAAAATGCAAACGATCAGTACAGTAAAATCTCAAAAATGTGGAATATACAAACCAAAAATCCAGCACCTGATATATTTGACGGTAGAAAAGTATGGAAAGGTGCTTTATGTCCTGTAGAGGACCAGGGTAGTTGCGGTAGTTGTTGGGCATTTGCATCTACAAGCACTCTTGCTGACAGATTTAATATCCAATCATTAGGTTTGATGAATATTACTTTGTCACAAACAAAATTAATACTATGTGACTGGAAAGGATCTGAACTTATTACCAATAAAATAGGAAATCCAATTTTTGCAGATGATGAAGGAAATACAATTAATAATGCCGCATGTTACGGTAACTCTTTGGTTGATGCTTGTAGATATTTATTTCAAATAGGAACTCCGACAGAAAAATGTATACCGTATAACAAAATATTTTCTCTGGATGTGGGAGAATTTAATAAAATTGGGTCTTTTAAACGCGGTTCTAGCGCGGCTTCACAACTACCTTTATGTTCAGAAATTTCCGGCCCACTTGGAGATATGTGTTCAGGATCTGTGATGTCTGATGTAACAGCGGAAGAAGAAGGAGATCCTGCACGTTTTTATAGGTGTCTTCACTATTACGGTCTTTATACCGATGGTAGCTATGGTGAGAAACAAATAAGGGAAGAGATCTGGAAATGGGGACCTGTATGCACAGGTATTGTAATGTACCCAGACTTTTATACTTTTGACGCTAAGAATACTATTTACAAATGGAATGGTAAAGGTCCTAAGGTAGGTGGACATGCAATTGAAATAATTGGTTGGGGTGAGGAAAAAGGTGTCAAATATTGGACTGTTAAAAATAGCTGGGGTATTAAGTGGGGTGATATGGGGTATTTTAGAATAATAAGAGGTGAAAATAATTGTAATATTGAAATTAATATTTTGTCAATGATGCCGGATTTCTTTTACCCGACAGGATTTAGAAGTGGTGATAACCGTTCATCACCGACAATTGGTGGGTCTCCAAGTCTTAATTCGGAATGGCATATGAGTGATGGACCTTCTTACAAACATGGTATTACAAATCATCAAATAAGAGATAATATATCTAACAATTTAAAAAATACAGCTGGAGGACTTGATCCTACAACAGGTTACACCAGAAGAGTTATGATTACGATGCCGTGGTTGAATTTTGAAAGACCTGTAAGTCTTGGTAAATTACCTAGATGGTCAACATTTATAGCGGGAAGGGATTCTACTCCTTTTACACGTAGAAAAATAAGAGATGAAACTCAAAGAGTGTCAACTCATGGAAACAGTATAAATTCTTTTTACAGTACTGTTGTTGGTGTTGTGATATTTTCTATTTTAATTGTTCTTGTTTTTCGTCACAAATTTTAGTTTTTTTCATTCTTCATAATTATTTCCTTAATTTCTTTTTTAGTGTGTACAATGTGAACAGGTCTAGCTGGAGAGTATAAACTGAGAAGTCTATTTATCCATGTTTCTTGGTTTGGAGTTGTTACATAAATAATTGTGAAATCCAAAGCTTCAACAATTAATTTTTTCATGTTTGTATGTGAATAGTGTGCTATACGTAGAGCCTCAAACCACGGAGGAAAACAACCCTTTGAAAGGTCAATAATCAAAACCATCCGTTTACTCCCATTTTCCTTTACTTCTGTTAAATGACTTTTAATTTGTTCCAAAACACATGTTGTTAATATACGTGATTCAACTTTTTTCCAGTCTTCAGATGTTGAACTGTGGACTTTAATAATATGATTATCTAACCATAATTTATCTGTTAAAATTAGCATATTTTATACAAATAATTATTTTTATAAACCTTAATTTATTTAATCTCGTGTTTCATATTAAGCTTGGCTATCAAACGAGAAACATCACACATTTCCGACCTTCCTTTAACCTTAACTGTCTTTGAAGGATCAATACCATCATAACCATATGTCATTTGATAAATATTACCTGGAATATCCCTTACGGTTTTGTCATACTGTATTTTAAGATCTTCTGTTAATTTTACAATACGCCTCTGCATATATCCAGATGTTGCAGTTCCCATAGCTGTATCTGAGATACCTTCCCTACCCGACATTGCGTGAAAATAAAACTCTCTTGGATTTAAACCATGGATAAAAGACGAGGAGATAAATCCCCTGGACTCGTATTCCATTGACGGTGTTAACTTCCCAAACGGGTAGTGAGGAAGTGACCGACGTCCTTGACTGAGAAATAAAGGAACACGTTGACCCTTTAGATTTTGCTGTCCTAGCAAGCCAGTAATTTGGGCAATATTAAACACGGCACCCTTACTACCGGATTGGACAGTTGCTAAAAAGTTATTTTTAGAAGTCAGAGATCCTTTGGCTATTCTAAGACCTACGTCTTTTGCCTTGTTGAGAGTTGCGTTCACTCTCATTTCACGAATATTTACATGTGAAGTTGTCTTTTTAATACCCTCTGCTTCAATGTAACATTTTTGGATTACATCTTGGATCTCCTGTTGTTTTTCTTTACTTGTTACTAAGCAATCCCCAAGACCTACAGTAAAACCCTCCAACATTAACCAATTGTTTGTTACAAATTGCACACAATCAATAAAGTGACACGCTATCTCAGGGCTATATTCTTTGTTTAATATTTGGATTAAAGAATTATGAGTAGCTCCCAGAATTGCTTTGTTAAGTGTACCTTCATATAACACACCTCTGTATATCTTGACAATCGGCTCTTCTGGATCCCCATCGTTTGAATTTTCATAAATAAGATCTTTTGGTAAAAACATGGAAAATAAACCTTTTCCTGTAAAACATTGCACTTTTTTACCTTTCTCCTTTAGTATTCTTCTCATGTGCTGAATGCGATCAAGAATGGGGTCTTTCATATCAATTTTATCAATTATATTAAAGAACTGGCTTTTAGTAATTTTCTTTACTCCTTGAGTCATACGGTATGCACCAACTAAGGAATCTTGGACAATAGCCATATTAGGTTTGCTGCTCTGAGGAGAAATAAGATTCCACTGAGCGGCGGAGAGCATTTCAAGTTCGACCTGTGATTCAATTGATTGAGGCACGTGTATATTCATTTCATCCCCGTCAAAATCAGCATTAAATGGTTTAGTAATTGCCAAATTCATTCTCAGTGTTTTTCCCACGCGTAATACTACTTTCATAGCCATCATACTAGCCTTGTGCAATGTTGGCTGTCTGTTTAGCAACACATAATCACCGTTTTGGAGTTTTCTCTCAACGATCCATCCAAGTTTCAGTTCGTAACTCCTGTTAGCGGGTGAAAGTCTCTCTAAAAATTCACCATTTCGTTTCACTTGATCACCCACTAAAACTAACTCTTTCCCGTTTTTTACATCAATGATATCAGCCCCTCTGTATATGATATCACCCGCTAATAATCGAGTACCACGTCTGAAACGTTTCAAGTTAATACGTGTCTGACCATCTGGTTTTAACAAAGAATTAACATCACCTGAATCTACGAGTTTTTGAAGAAGCTCCATGTTAAAACTTGCCACTCGAACTGGAACAGTGAGGATTTCTGCCATACCCGGTGGAACTGCCAATTCTCCCATTTTTAACGTTGCATCTGGACCGATTACAGTCCTGCCTGTTTGATTACATCTCTTCCCCATCATGTTATTACGGAGTTGTCCATCTTTCCCTGCTAATCTCTCCTTAATACCCTTAATTGCCCGACCGTTCGTAGTGTGCTTAGCTTTTCCCTGACTATTATTAAAAGTCGTGTGAATACGAAAGCGCAGACTTGCTAAGAATTTCTGCTTTTTGTTCTCACTAATCTCTTTTTTACCAGAAGAGTCGGAAATTGCCAGATGATTATTAGCCTTAATGATTTCAACATACTGATTTGTTATATCATCGTCACACATGTTTCCATCAGCTTTTACATATGGTCTGTCACATGGTGGAATCACTGGAAGAACAGTAATAATAAAGTTACGTGGATGTACAAGTTTTGGATTGAACCCAATTAATTCAACATCCTCATCTAAAATATTATCAAAAATCTTTAATATTTCTTCTGTTTTCAATACAATGCTCGTTTTCACCTTATCCTTGTTTTCATAAACTTTAAAAATAGAGCTATCGGAGTTTGAGAATTTACAACTTGGATGTTCAGCGCCACAGTCAGGATGACAGCATGAATCAACCTTCTTTGTTCTTTCTTGAATGAGTTTAAATCTAGACTCCCCTTTGTAACGATTTAATCCAGCCAAGTAAATTTGGTCTTTTAACAATAATAATCTGTTACATTTAAGACAAAAACAATTAAGGAATTTTATAACCCTTTTATAAAATAGTGGGTGAACTACAGGCTCGTTTAACTCAATATAACCAAAGTGACCTTGACAGTTATGAGCATTTTCATGACATGTTTCACAGATCTTTGTAGAATCTGTAGTGCCCATACGATCGTCGTACACTGTATTTGGTCCAACCTTTTTAGGGTTGTCAATTCGACACACTGCCATGCCGAGTATCTCTTTCGCCGAATATATACCAAATGTAATTTTGGTAATTTCTCTTGTATCGTAATCCATAATGTTTGATTCACTCACTCAAACATTTTAAATATTTTCAAATCCAAAAAAATCCAAAGTTGAAAATATTTAAAATGTTTGAGTGAGTAAATCAAATATTATGATAAAAACACAACAATCATATATAAATACTCACATAAATGCCTATATGGAAGAGTACTTTAAAAAGCATGGCTCTAATGCTTATAAATTCTGGAGTACACGTGGAAAACAAGATTTATTTAAATATGACTTTAAAATTGAAAATATTCTTGGTGACAGGGTTCGAAAAGGCGAAACTGAATATTATATTAAATGGGATGGGTTTTCAAAATCCGAAAACACTTGGGAACCAACAACAATGTTAATAGAAGATGGTCACGCTTCCGAAATTTATTTATATACTCAAAGAGAGATTATTAAACTTATTATGAAAGATGCTCATAGAGTTGATACATATGTATTATACTTCAACTCTATGAGCATTATTTTATGTCTTATTTTTGCTCAAAGACTCTTAGTAATAGTAATCTCATTTTGCATATATTATTATTTCAGATTAAATAATACAACAAAACTTATCAGAGAAAAATTCAAAGTCCTTGAAAAAATTAAAAGTAAGTAAAAATACATTTAATTTAACACAATATTTGTGTTAAATTTATTAGTTGTAAATAATTAACTTTTTATTCACCATCGTAATCAATCAAGTCGTCAGGACTCATCATAACAGCTTCACCTGCTGCAACGTCTTCCTCTATTGTTCTTATTCTGTAACCTCTCCATCTACATCCTCTCGAAGGCTCACCCCACAATTTCTCAAAGTACTCCTTGATCTGATTCTTAATAGGAAGTTGCATGTTTGGCCAGCCCTCCTTGAACCAGTCCTTAAAGAATGAGTACAACTCGCTGAGACACAGAGACGAGTCAGATTCAACAATACATTCCTCAATAAACTGACGATACAAATCATTCTGACGACGGTACATTGCGGTTGCCTCTTTCACTTTTTCTGGTTCAATACGAACAGTAACCTTCTTTCTCCATTGTAACAAGTACCAAGCAAACGCTTTGACCATTCCTGGTAATTTTGAAGTAAATGTTCGGTCCATAGGAAATTTCTTCTCAAGCAGCTGTTCCTCAAAAGTTGGAGGGCATGGTTTACCTGGTTCAACAAATGTGGATTCAAATGGTATGACTCGTAATCTGTTCCATGTTGCCTTGTCAGAATTTCTCAACTTCGGAAGCCCGTTACAAATGAGTGTAATTGTGAACATTGGAGTGATCTCACGTGTATTTTTACCCTTCTCGAACAAATCACGCGCCCAGTATTTATCACCGCCTGATAATTTCTTTAGCTCACCATTATTAAGCTGTTCATCTCCGTTAGGCTCGTCCATAGTAGCCATTCTAACTGGTGGAGCAGCTCTTGACAACTCAGGGTTAGCAGCTCCAGAAGAGATCTTTTTACCAGTGAAATATTGAGTATTAAACTTGATTGATAATTCACCCAACATCATTTCAAACAAATTCTGAGTCACTGATTTGGCATTGTCACCCTCACCAGTCCATATATACACTTTCTTTTGTGAATTACCACCTACAAAGATATCAGAGTAGGTGTCAAGAAAGTATCGACGGATTGAGTTGTCTGGAAAAACTTTTTGTAAGAACTCAATTATCTGCTGTACGCATTCGTCACTCTCTACAAACTCTATGTAGTCAATTGGCAGACATTTACTAATAAAATCTTCAGGATATCCAGGACGAAAAATATTTGTCTTGAGATCATAGACTCCGTTTCTGAACCCTATTAAGTAAGGATTCTGATCTAATTTAGCCTTGAAACGTCGGTCATAAAACACTTCCATAGCCTCTTTCATGATATTGTTTTTATACGGAGCAGATTTTAAGTTAATCACAAATTTAAGAATCTGCTTAATTCGTGCATTATGCATTGCTTGTTCAGCTTTATCTTCGCATGTGGCTAATTTTTCACTACATTCTCCCAACATATCTGTGTACTTTTTTACAATAGTGTCTGAAATACGTCGCCTCAGAAAAATTCCCTCCTCAATTTCTTCCCATTTATGATCCCTAAATTGAAACCATAATTTACCTGGGATTGAAGCACAAACAAATTCCTCACCGTACAAAGCTTTCAATGCCATTGCAACATCCCAATGAGATCCGTTCAGAGAATTAGTAACATGAAGTTTGACCTTTTCCTTCTTGAATTTAGAATATTCTTCGGGATTATCAATCTTAGCAAGATGCATAAGAGTTCCAAGTGTAAGATCTCTAAAAGACATTTTTCCCCATTCATATACACATGTTCCTTCGTCAAATTTTTCGTCGCATTTTCCTGAAAAATTTATCCACTGTTCAAGAGCGTCAGCACTTCCTTTACCAATATTGTTCAAGAGCCAACCTATTCTCATCCACTCGTCATACTTTTCGGCTCTCCATGGAGCTAACATAGGAAGAAGTTTTTCAGAAATTTTTAAAGATTCAGCAACTGAAATCTCAAGATGAGGGGCTAATGGCTTTTTCAGATCATTCTTTTTCAATTCATCTTTTAAAGGAGAAACAAGACCCTCTTTCATTTCCATAATTATCCTACCACTGTGAAAGATACTGAGGATACGAGCTAAATTCTTCTTAACATTACCAACGATATTAATGGGTTGCTCCAAATAGTCCAAAAGTTCATAATCTTTGAATGCCTCTTCGAGATCAACCCTTTCACCCTCTGAATTAACAACCTGTGTAACAACATAAGAATCCATATCTGGAGATTTTCGACTACCGTAAACCAGCCATGGATTACGAATAACTGCATCATCCACAACTGTTGATGAATCCTCGATACCAAGACTCTCAAAAACTTTAAGATCTTTAATCACCTTTTGAACTCGTGGAAGGATATGAACAGCCATATCTTGTCTACTAACAAAGATTGAAGGAAAATGTAGATGAAACCCATTTTTTACAAAACTAGTTTCACCTGTTGTTATGTAATAAGGGTCTTTTTCCAATACTATACACATTAGATTATTATCTGTGCAATCCTCGATAACATTTCTCAACACAGATTGATAGGCCTGTATTACCTGGTCCAATTGCTCTTCTGAGTACAGATGTTTATCAAATTCGATAGATCCATCGTCTTCAATTTTTAAGTCGATATCGACTATAATAGGTATTTCATTTTGTGGGCATTCCGCGATACCCAATACTACATCTGGATTTTCATTAATTCTTTCATTGTATGATTCCCAAAAAGTTTCTCGTACTTTGTTACCAAAATAAAAGCTTCCTAGAGGTTTTGTCATTGATACGTGTGTATTATAAGTACCATCCATATAATTATTCCGAAGTAATTGTTCTATTGAAACGTTGATCATTTATCTTGTTATAATACATTTATAAATGATTTTTCAAATTTAAAATTATCCAAACAAATTTTAAATCCCCCACCCCAGCTTAAAACATAAAATACGAATAAGAAATGTCACAAATTAAAGAAGGATTTAATTATATTAAGCCGGAGGAAGCTGGACCATATGTTGAATACTTAAAATTAAAATACAAAACGATTGAAGTTTTAAACGATGAGTGTAAGACCAATTACAAGTCTTTTGATGATCTGGACAGAGATAGACCAGAATCTAACGAATATGAAAAGTTGGGGAAAAATCACTTATTATGGTCTTTAATAAGGAAAGAAAAGTTGGATAAAGACCACAAACATTGGGATAATATTAGAAACGGGTGGGTGCATGAGAAAGATAATGATATTATGTATATCGTGGAATCAAGTGGTAAGCAAGTCTTCTACACTAAAAACCTTGATTATGCAAGACTAAAAATGGCAAAAATGGCCAGTCTATTAAAGAAAGATTATCTCAAAGATTACAATTGTAATATTGTATACAAAACTGCGAACTCACTGCAAATTGTCGGAAATTACAAACGGTATATTGTGTCTTACGACAGTATTCTTGAGAGGATTGATATTAATATAGCACCTCACTGTTAAACTTTGTTCAATTCTTCATTTTAATTAAAAAATGAAGATAAATATAATTTGTAAATTATATTTATGTGTGTTGGTGCTTTATCTTCATAATCTAATTATGTATTATTTCTATAAGAATGATAAATAAAATTGAAAATATTATTTTATAAGCTAATAATCTTAAATAAATGGCAACAATTACATTTGACAAAATTGACAAACATATGAGAGATTCAGAAAACATATCTAATTCAGAATGGATTCGGAAAGAAATGAAGAAACCAGAATATTATACTCAATTAAAACAAAATGAATTAAAAACAGGTCCAAAATATTTTCCAGATTATGAAAAACTGTTTACAATTATTCATAAAAATTGTAATAGAAATTGGACTGAACCTATACCAGTATCGGGTTACATGGGTGAAATAGTTTATATTGCACCACCTAAAAAGAAAAATTCTGGACCAATTACATTTGGACATGAAATTCATTCTAGACCAATTGGTAAAGAAATGTCAGAAGAAGAGTTAGATAAATTTATGGAAGAATTTTGTTTAGAATCAGATTCTGAAGAAGAGGATACAAGTAATAAACAGACAGAAGCTGAATGAAGAGAAAAATATAGAAAGGCAACTAGTAATATTTTCGCAGAAAATTAATTTTTATTAATATATTAACCCAGAATAATTATATGAACTTTTTATAATATTTATCGTGTTTCTCTTCAAAATATTATAAAACATCCACCGATAATTACTGTTGGTACTATATCATTTAGATTAACATATTTATGCATGAAACTCTTGTTATGTAGACTCTAGACTTTATAAGAAGACAGCTCGTGATCTCGAATATCGTTATGATCGTAATCTTTAAAATATTTGTCATTTCGAACACTGACAAATTGCTTACTGTCCGCAGCGCCTCGTGTCATTTTTACTTCATCAAACCAGTTTTTTGATTGTATTGCGTAATGATTAAGGTGTATTGGTGCATCTTCTAGTGATTCTTCGGTACTTTCACGTGGCATTCTTATAGTGTCTCCACTGCTTATTATACTCTCGTGTATACCAAATTTTTCCAAGTGTACAACACGTGTAATACATTTATGTTCAAAGTAGTCATTATCAATACCCCATCTATGTTGAAATCCTTGTATAATACTTGGTGGTTGTTCGATATTACCAGAAGACCCAAACATCTTCCATTTAACAAGTATCCGTGACACTTTTCTTGGAAGTTTACCAAGAACATCTGAAATTGTCAAATTTCCTTTCCTTGCATACATAAATTCGTCAAGATCTATAACCATTACCCATTTAGCTTCTATTTTGATAGTGTCTAAGAAATAATTGTTATAATGGTCTACTTGTTTATGTTTTTCGTTATCAGAGTACACTGTTACCGGTAGATCGAATATTTGACTTTTCCAATCATCTGTACTACCATTGTTTATTAAATAGAAATGCTCCACTCCCTGACCCATATGGTGTATAATCCATTCACGTATTGCCACAGATTCATTCTTAAATATACCAACAACAACTAGATTATAACGGGGTCTGCATAATAATGGACGCCACAACCTTTCAATAAAGTGATCGATTTCCTCCATAGGATATTTCTGTTCTTTCCGAAGCGCCTCATACACCTTCAAAGGTGTTCGTTTAATTTGATCTCTTGTAGTACCAAAATGACCTCCGAAAATTATATTGCAAAAGTTCTTTTCTACTATGGATAGATCAAGTTTATTACCACCCAACCATTCACCAAAATTATTATATTTTGATGTAACCCAATTAAATTTATTAGTTTGTTTCGGATTATTTCCAAATGAGTGTGTCTTTTTTAATGAAAAATTATATATATCTTGTAAATAATCAGTTGTTAAAGGAGTTTTCCGTTTACTGTCATTATAACAAGGTAAACACGATTTATAATAATGATCACCTGGAGAACTACCCTTTGTAAATTCAATAAATTCTGGCAGATTATTGTATCTATCTATAATGTAAGTAAGAAATGCATAATCACAGCTACCAATATTGGGAATATCCATCACTTTTACATTATCTGATTTGAAATTAAGTTTTTGTTTGCATTTATTATACACAGTTATAAGTGTATATTCAGATGACATATCATCAATCCAATCAACATTTTCATTGCACACAGCAACTACTAACTCTTCATTGTCATTTTTTGATGGTATCATTGGCTGAGTTACATCAATACCTAAAGGGCTCTTAATAATAACTTTGATAAATAAATAGTAATAAGTATATGCCCACAAATAAATTAAAAATAAAATACTTATTACTATTTTCTTTACTATATTCTCTGATTTTTTAAAAATTAATATACCACAATAGACTATAATACTAAATGAAACAACTAAACTTACTGAAAATATTATATTCTTTTTTATTATCATTTTATAATTACAATGATAATATAAAATTTAGTCAAAAAGCTTAAATGATCTCTGGGACTAATAATCCTACTTAATTTAGTATCTTTTTTTTATTCATTTACTTATATGTAAAATTAATTTTTGAAGCCCATCTTGGAATGAAACCTTTTGTTCCCATCCCAAATCCCTGAGTTTATCATTGCTTATGTAATATCGACGATCGTTATAAGGTCTGTCCGAGATAAATTCTATATTATTCTCTAGAGACTCTTCTTTTCCTTTAATAGATTCTAGAATAAGTTGTGCTACTTCAAGAACAGTGTACTCAGTCCCCTCATCGCAACCAATATTGTATATCTCTCCAATAACACCTTTGTCTAGAATATACTCAAAAGCTTTCACTGTGTCAGAAACATGCATAAAGGCTCTCTGGGCAGATCCTTTACCTTGAACAGTCATTTTCTCACCATTCAAAACTTTATTAATAAAACATGGTACTAACTTCTCGTGATGTTGGTTTGGTCCGTACACATTATTACCTCGAGTAATCACAATTGGAATACGATAAGAATGAGCGTATGCACTGGCCATTAGCTCGGCACCGGCCTTGCTAGCTGCATATGGATTTGTTGGACATAGTATAGACTTTTCAGTTTTCTTACTCTCAAGAGCTTCTCCGTATACTTCATCCGTAGAAACATGAACAAATTTTTTCAATTTTCGATATTTTCTTGAGCATTCAAGTAAAACTTGTGTTCCAAGGACATTATCCATTACAAAAGATGTTGCATCATCAAATGAATTTTGAACATGAGACTGGGCTGCAAAATGAAGAACATGTGTAATACTTCTACTCTCCAATAAATGAGAGACCAGGGAACTGTCCTGAATATTACCTTCAACAAACGTATACCTGCCCGAAGAGTGAACTTCTTGTAGTAGATGGTCTTGACTGGCGCAATAGTGCATTGCATCTATATTTACTATATACCAATCAGGTCTGTTTTGTATGGCATAGTTAACAAAATTACTTCCAATGAATCCACACCCACCAGTAACCAGAATACGTATTAAAGGTGGTTTAGAGTAACCTATCAGACATTTCTTAATCGCCTCATGAATTGGTGTTACATGAGGGTATTCATTTACAAGCTTACTAGTGTCGAGATAGTTGTTGGAACGTCCCGAAGACAAGATACTGTCGTGTTCTTCTTGTGAAAAGTTTTTCCATGAGAAAGAAGGATCTACTATACGTTTGTACATCTCGAGAATCTCATTATGTGAAATAAGACCAGGATTTGTCATGTTGTATGTACCTGTCTTGCTATTAGAAATCATATCCACAACTATTGGAAGAATATCAGGGATAACAGTCATTGAGTTTGGAACACTGCATATCTTTTTGTAGGTGGTAATTTTAGAGATAAAGTCTCTTGGGTTTGCCTCAGCCGAAATAGGCATGCGAATACGAAGATTTAGGACAGTAGATGACATCTCATGCATAAGTCGATCGGTAAAACCTTTTACAGTTGAATAACCACTACCAAAAAAATTTGGTTTATCAGACTCCAGGAATCCATTTTTTTCAATACCGAAAGGGTGTTTATCATCATACTCAAATATACATCCAGTTCCCAGATATGTTAAATGTATACCCATATCTTTACAGACAATTGCGAGTATCATTGGAGCCAATAAGTTATCTCTAACATTATCTCGTAGTTTACCTGGTTGTTCAAGGTAGTCTATAGTTGGATACACCTTGTTTTCAATTGTGCCATGTGTGCGGCCAATCATAGCAACAATGTGTGTAGGTTTATTAAACTCAATCTCTCTGCGTAACTGACATGTATCTTGTTCAGGTCTAACTGAACCTAATTTGTAGGGGGTGTTCATTTTATTAAGAAGTTCTGTGAATTGTTGGCCTATCCAGCCATTTCCACCGTATACTAAAATGTTCATTATCTTTTTTAATATTAAATTCTTCCTTTAAACATCTTGATTATAAAATAAAGAAATGAGTAAGCAAATTTGGTCATATTGGGATGGGGAACAACCGAAAATTGTACGTAAAAGTATTGAAAGTTGGAAGAAATATTTACCAGACTGGAAAATAAATATTCTTGATAATAATTCATTACAAGAATATCATATTGAAAAGCCAAAATCTTACGAACTCTTAAGTTCTACAACGAAATCAGATGTGATTCGTTTATCTTTATTATATAACTATGGTGGGTTGTGGATGGATGCAAGTATAATTTTATTGGATAATTTAAATTGGTTGGAACAGTATAAAAAATATCCTTATTATGGTTTTATATATTCAGATGATATAAGATATGTTGAAAGTTGGTTTCTTTATTCACCAAGAAAACAAGAACCACTAATACACATGTGGATTACAACATTTAATGAAATTCTTGACACCCCTTCTTACGAAGATCATATAGCATACACTTCTCAGTGTACAACAAATAATTCTTATTTTATGATTTATCAAGCATTTTGTTACCTAGTTGACTCAAATAGTGAATTTGCTCAAGCTTTTCATACTATTCCATTCAAAAAATCAAAAAAACATTTTTATAATCCTTTATTTCCAATGAATAGTTACAATAATCTGATTAAGTTTACTAAAGATCAGCGCGAATATTTTAAATACATTCCATTTCCAACAGTGTATATTATAATATTAATTTTACTCATAATTTTTGGTTTTTTATTATACTTTAAACTTAAACACTGTAAAAAGTATAATAAATGACTAAAAAACAACATATACCCAAGGCACTTCGAGAACAGTGCTGGGTACAAAATTTTGGAGAAAAGTTTAAACATTCATGTTTTATAGGTTGGTGCTCCAACACTATTAACGTGTTCGATTTTCATGTAGGTCATAATATACCGGAAAGTAAAGGTGGTAAACTATGCCTTGAAAATTTGAAACCAATTTGTTCTCGCTGTAATCAGTCAATGGGATCTCAATACACAATTACAGAGTGGTTGAAATTGGATAGAAACACTAATCAAAAACAGTGCTGCTGTATTATCTGTTAATTCTATATGAAATATTTCATATAGAAAATTGTTATTTTCGTAACCAGGTCTCGTACAAATTATCATCATAATCTTCGTAATTTGTAAACATAGGAGGGAACCATGTGTTACACTCTATACTACAAGGAAATCCATCATTATTATATATATTACATCCAGGGCATCTAAGACATTTACAGTGATTGAATGAATATGAACATTTTTCACATTTTCGTGATATTCTCCATATGCGCTGTATAACTAGTGTAGCTTTACTTTTTTCCATTTTATATTCTATTTACCAGACAAACTTTGAAAAAGTCAAATTCATTCTATCAGTAACAATCCAATCTTAATCTGAAAATATGATAGTTTCTTTCCACCGTCCAAATCCAGAATATCTTTAATAGGACGTAGACGAGTTTTACCAACTTCATTTACAGCATCCCTTATTCTACTTAATGCAACGTCGTTTATACTTTCTCTTTTCTTATCAATACCCTTGACATTTTCACTCATTTTGTCAGTAATGTGAGATTCAATAGTCATTTTCTTCAGTTTACGAATAATAATTATTTCATCGATACTTTTACCACTTTTATATAGATTATAGCTCATATCTTTGGTGTTACTACTCTTTGTTGGAGAGCGGCTTTTCTCAGATATACCAACAAAACACACTCCATGTTTACTAATAAAATCGTCGCTGACTCCGTCAACAGTTAGCAGTTCAGCTATAGTTTGTGGATTGGTTGCTGAAATATCAGCTAGTACCTTGTCGTTGACAATCATGTACGGAGATACGTTGTAGGCGTCTGCCAGTTGTTTCCTGATATCAAGATACTTCTTACTGGCTGTGATCTGTTTACCCTTTGGTAGTTGCAGATGAACGAACGATGCACTGTCCACATTTTTAGTACCAAGTCCAATAACTGTGTATCGCGAGAAGGCATTCTTAGCCAAGTAGTTCTGGTGCACCAACAACGTAATTATTTTTTTCCACCACTTTACTGTCCTGTGTTTCCCCTTTCTGTAGTAGTTATTATTGGAATACTGCGACTTGCTTCCTCGTAAAATACTGATTAATTTTGTAACACCGTAGTTGACAGACAAAGATCTCACTAATCCAACAATAAGAAGTGTTTCCCTGATAACATCGGTTTCCACAGTCTTTGCAAGTCCAATACCAGTACAGTTATCGCATGTACCACACTTTCCCTCATCGGATATGTCACCGTCAAGATTTCCATGCTCAAAATAGTGTTCTATCATCACCTGTCGACAATTCTCGACATTGAGTATGTATTTTTGAAAAGTATTTAATAATTTACTCTTTGCCCGATGATCATCGGACTTACCTATTAAAAAACTGTTAATTCCGTAATCTGTGTCGCTGTAGAACATTACCACTTCACTTGGCATTCCATCACGACCAGCTCTACCAATTTCTTGGTAGTAAGTTTCCAGATTGCATGGTGAGCCGTAGTTAATAACTTTTCTGATATCTGGTTTGTCAATACCCATCCCAAAGGCTACGGTTGCAACGACCACTTTAATCTCATCTCTGACGAATAATGTATGTGTTTTATGCCTGTCTTCCTGTGTACGACCGGCATGATAACATCCTGCTTTCACACCGGACGATAGTAATAACTTGTATATTTTCTCCGTATTTTTTCTGGTTTGAGTATACACAATTGTTGATTCATCTGGGTTAATATCTAAATCAGAGAGAATGTCATCACTTTTCTCTCTGACATTGACACTGAGATTTTCTCTTGTCGTACCCAATTGATACTGATTAGCATCGTTCATTCCAAGAACTTCGAAAATGTCTTCCAACACCTGAGGAGTTGCTGTAGCGGTCAATGCAACAACTGGAATTGTGGGGAAAGTTTTCTTTATAATAGTGAGATTTCGGTAGCTGGGTCTGAAATCATGCCCCCACTCCGAAAGACAATGCGCCTCGTCGATTGCAAACATACAGATATCTTTTAGACTTTTGAACAGAATGAGATTATCAGAAAAAAACTCAGGAGTGCAGTAGATAACACTTGCTTTTTCCAGATCTGTTTGTTCTTTTTTATTAGAAGAATTTAGTAATCTTTTACTGATATTATTCTTAGTCTCAGAGTTTAGACAGATGCATTTGATACCTCGCTGTGTAAGATGTAATTGTTGGTCTGTCATGAGGGATATTAACGGAGAAATAATCACCGATTTTTTATTCAAGTATGTCGCTGGGTATTGATAACACAACGATTTCCCTCCACCGGTTGGAAAAATAACAATACTGTCTTTACCCGCAATAACATCTTCTATAATTTCTTTCTGGAAATCTCTAAAGTTTGTGAAACCATACTGAGATTTTAAATGTTTGTTCATGTTTTTGTTAAATAACTTGTAGTAAAGTTTTTATTTCAATCTTGTTTACATAATTTTATTTTATATTATAAAATTACTATGCTAAAAACATATGATGTAAATTGTCAAATTTACATCATATGAGATTGTGAATACTCAGATTATCTTGAAAATTTTTAATTAAATTACTGTTAATTATTTACAAATTGGTCCAATAATGGCCATGAAAAAACAGAGTAGTGGAAATAAAAAAATAGCTAATACTAGAATTTTGTAAGGTATCACTAGAAGACAGCTTATTGAGTTGAACAAGTAAGAGTTGTCTCGATGTTTACTTACAAGTTTTTTATTCTCCTCTCGAGATACGTACATAGTATCGTAGATATCAACCGCTGCATTGGGAAGATTTTTAAAATAGAGTTCTTCGAAATCGTTATCCAGACGCATGAGAAACTCCATTGCTAGAGAATTCAGTATCATATTCTGTAAATCTTTCTCCGCAAAGATAATCCATAGATTAGCACCGTAAACTATAATATTGAAAAAAAACTCTTGAAAAGTATCAATAATTGCTGATACACTGTCCATTCTGTTCATTTTCTTCAATCCAATTTGTATAGTCAAATTATCCCATATGAAAAAACTACGAACAAAATATAGAATACCAATACCACACATCATCATTTTATTCTCTAATGATGATGTGTTAGGACAGAAATTACCGTCAAAAGAGTTTATCTCGTGAGATATAAGAGAGATATATAAAATCCACTGTGTAAAATATACAAGAACGGGTAAGGCTAACGAGAGTGAAAAAATATGTGAACATAAAATTTTATTGGACTTTTTCAATTCAACATTTAAATACCCTTTAGTAAAATGGTAGTAGAATAGACTAAACATACCAAACTTTGGGTCGGACAATACTATATCTCTTTTCTCGTCATTACAAATAATTAACCTACTTCCCTCTTCAATATCGAAATCTTTAAATTCAGGAAAGACCCTATTAACATGCTCCTCTCCAAGTAGTAGGTGATCTGATAATTTAATACATAGATTGTTATAGACAAGAGGTAATGAGCAACAAATAATTTCACTAAGATTTACTGATAATTTACTGTCTTCTGAAATTTCCGATTCACTCGACGGAGAGTTATTTTTTCTTAATTTTAAAACTAATTCATTAGTTAATTTATTTTTAATATTAGTTGTATCTATATACAGATTTGGTGTAGAAGAATTAACAGGGGATCTTGAAAGTTTTCTCATTATTATTTCTTTTTTTCTTATATCATTAGTTCTTTATAAATATTGATATAAGGTTTAAACATTGAATATAAAAAATAATTAAATGTGTACAATTTTGTGGAATACAACAAAATATATATTAATGTATTGTGAGGATAGTTTGTTAGTAAAATCTTGTCCTTTTTTTTTAAAAAATGAAACATCACAATACCTATTTTCTCATATTCCATCACCATCACCACAGACAACATCTCATATTCCATCGCCATCACCACAGACAACATCTCATATTCCATCGCCATCGCCACAGACAACATCACCATCACCATACCTATTTTCTCATATTCCATCACCATCACCACAGACAACATCCCATATTCCATCACCATCACCATACCTATTTTCTCATATTCCATCACCACAGACAACATCCCATATTCCATCACCATCACCACATACAACATCTAATATTCCATCACCATCAAAGTGGCCAATATCCTCATCATTGTTTTCTCAATTGTCTTATTCTCCGTCACCGAATTTTAGTCAAACAAATACAAGTAATAATATGTCGTCAATCTCTAATACTTTAATATCATCTTTTAACTATAATTTTTTATGGTTTCTGATATTATTTCCTATATTTTTCTTTTGCCTTTGTTTCTATAATGAAAAATATAGGAAAAAAATGTATATATTACCTAAAAACTGCAAAGATGAATACATAGTAAATATAGAGGAAGGTAATAGTAATTTAGCAGTTACACAAGAGTCTATTGATTCTGCAAAGACTAATATAGAAACTCCTCATAACTTGTCTTCCAGGAGAAGACGAAGTAATAGACTTGTCACTAACTTTAATGCACCTCCTAGAAAAAATAATAAACCTTCACGTCCAGTTGCACCTCCTAGAAAAAATAATAAACCTTCACGTCCAGTTGTACCTCCTAGAAAAAATAATAAACCTTCACCTCCAGTTGTACCTCCTAGAAAAAATAATAAACCTTCACCTCCAGTTGTACCTCCAGTTGTACCTCCAGTTGTACCTCCAGTTGTACCTCCAGTTGTACCTCCAGTTGTACCTCCAGTTGTACCTCATATGAAAAAAACAGGATAAATAGTACTGTCTTAATATAAGTTGAAAAATGATTATATGTTCTGAAGTAATCAAAGATGAAGATTTTGTTCTACAAACTCCAAGTACTTGTAAGCTTGCAATTGTACTATAACATCTGATAAATCGTCCTTTTTCTTACTGATTGCTATAACTCCCAATGTATCGTCGTCTTCTCTCATTGTAAGTATTCTTTTTGCCTCTTTAATTGCCCACTTTTTACGAGCAGGTTTCTTAACAGCTTTGTATCTTATTTTTCCAGACTTTGTTTTAACCTCTATTTTTTCAGCACCTAGGACCTGTGTCTTGTGATAGGCCATAAACACCACCAACTTTTTTTCAATCCCATACTTTATTGAAAAATATGACCAAGTGTGGTGTTCTAATCGAATAGCCATAGTATTTCTTATTTTACCAAAAGACATCTGTTTCTCTATTAGAATAATATCACACTGATCCCAATATTCCGAATATTTATCTAACATCTCAGTTAAATTGTACATGACCAAGTCATCAAGATATTTACTATTGTCTGTGTTTTCAGTAAGATCTTTATTCTCCAATAAGATTTTGTGACCTTTTCGACAGACATTGTCAATGATCTTCTGAAACTCGGGAGTTGCAACTCCGGATGGTTCATATCTATCACATTTCTTAATATTCTGTATTTCAATCAGATCCTGTTTATCAATCTCTTCAATGTAGAAACTGAAATTTTTCTTTCCGATATCAAAACTTGCTATCCAAATTGTATTGTTTTCCATCTTTATATTTTTACTTCATCATGTTTAAATCTAACTATATATAAAATGAACTCGATTCGATATAAGGAAAATGTTACACTTGTTGTATTGATAATGTTAACTTTAATCAGTGTGACAGTATCAACATATATAGCTATTAACCAGACAGAAACAAACATTAAGACATGTTGTAATAAAAATCTTTATATTGTTCAGACAGGTGGAACTATAGAGGAGAACTTTACAGAGAAGATTAGCAGTTTGCGTAACAAAATTGCAGATTATGACATGATTGCTTATAACCCTCCAATTATTGCTTCAAATATGACATCTCAGGATTGGAACCAGATAGCTGAAGATATATCTTCTAAATACGATAAATACGATGCATTTATTATAGTGAGTTCGGACGATGCAATACCATACACATCGTCAGCTCTCTCTTTTATTCTTGAGAATTTAGGAAAACCTGTGATAATATCAAATGGTAATCTTTCAAACTCTATGGTACTAGCGTCTTCCACGAAATTACCAGAGGTAATGGTCGCAAGTGATAATAAATTATTAAGAGGTTGCCGAATATCGGATGGTTTTGTGACACCAAATTATCCAGTATTAGACAGTTCTACTGCTCTATCTGCCCCGTCTGAACCTTTTAACACTAAATACTTTAATACAAAGAAAAAAATATCAGTTGTCAAGGTGTATCCAGAAGTTGATATATCAAATATTAAAGGTATTGATGGTATAGTACTTGAAATATGGGGAGGTGGTAGTGTTTCCCAATCACCAAAGTTTTTTAAAGAGATTAAAAAATTAACAGAAGAAGGTGTTGTTATAGTTGCTGTGTCACAAGGACAAAAAGCATACGAGATTGATATTCGTCTTATTGAAGCTGGTGTTCTCCCAGGATATGACATGACTACACCGGCTGCTTATACAAAGTTAGCGTTCTTAATTTCCAATGTCGGAGAAAAAAAGCTAATTGGTCAGTTGTTTGATGTTAATTTTAGAGGTGAAATGACAAATGATAATTAAAAAAATGAAAAATATATTTACTTTATCTGTTATAATTCAAAAAATGAACTCTCTGGTTAAATACTCTAAAAAATTACATCCGGTATGGACACTTACATGGCAACATTGTAAGAATCCTACACTTTTTAACACAAAGAATATACAAGAAGAATATTTGAAAGAAAACAGTGATATCGGTTTCAAATGTCTGAAAGAACTTGGTAATATAGACTTAAAACCTATATATGATTATTTGAAAACTGAAATTGCTGAATTAACAAACATTATTTATTACTGTCGTGATCACACTGGATACAAAATTTGTATTTATAGTTCAGAGAGTGCATCTATTGGATACCTACTAAGTATCATGAGACATCATAAATGGAAAAGATGCACCTGATTGTGAAAAATAATTAATCATATATGATTAATTAAACTAATTGTATTCCGAAGAATTTATGATGGTACATATTCGCACCTTTCCACCCATCCATGTACAACTTCGATAATTGTCTCTTTAATAACAAAACCAGCTGTTCATTTTTCTTTATCAAAATCTTATGCACAAACAAAGCATCCAGTACATCTCTACATAACTGATGTAACTCGTCCTCTGTATTTACATATTCTATTATATCTAAGAATGAAATATAGTCTTCTAAAATTGACATGGACCTAGCCAATTCGGTGTCAGATCGTGTAATAGATTTTACCCTCATTATTTTTTGTCTACATTGAGGGCACTTGATTGACCAAGCAGTTTTAATTATTACTGAATTCTCTGTTATATAAGTTTCAACTTTATTAATGTTTTGTAGGTATTTACCCCAGCAACTATTATGAGCACAACATTTACAAGTAGTGCATATTCTGTTTTTAGATTTTTCTAAACATAAGAAACAGTTTACCATTGTTTACTATTAATAAATAAATCTTTAACTTCTTACTCGAAAGATAAAATTGGAGTAGAAAATGAATTAATCTCTTTGATCAACTTACTTCTTATTTTCCATCTATACTTGTATTGTCTTTCTGTAAAGCCCTTTGTAAAACCTTCCTCGTTCTTAAGAGCTACATCGAGAACTTGATCCAAAGGATTTACCAAAGCTTTTAGATAATACATAAAGTCAATATTAATGACATCACTGTGTCTAGCGAAATACTCTACACTCTCCACCTTTTCATACTGCTTCCCTGTGTGATTTTCAGGATTTGCTACCACGTATTCAAGTCTAGTACCGGGATCCACTCTCTTTCCTCTTCTTCTGATACGTTCTGCTAGCTGTACCTGAGCAGGAAGGCAAAGTAGATAAAAGTCCTCTTTATTTTCAGCTCCTTTTTTAGCCATTTGCTCTTCTCTCTCTTCCTTATTGTTTGATAATATTGGAACAGTATAATCACCTACAAGAGCTTTCTTGACTCCTTTCTCATCCCTCTCTATTTTTGCAACAAGACCTCCATGATTACCGACAGCTTTAGTAACAACAAAGTCTGTATAAGGTTTTGTCTTAGAACACATTTTGTTAATTTCATCAGTAACCAAGTTCAATATTTCTTTACCTGGTTTGTGAGAAGCAATCATTGTAACAACGGTTTCATAAATATCTCTCACAAATTTACTGTTATCTCTTCTGGCAAGAAGAACACCCTTCTTGCCTATTTTCTCATCGACCACGCCGTCTCTCAAACATTTTCTATACATGTAACGCTTTTTCGATAAGATAAGAAAGAATACATAAATTTCTTCTTCAAATTCAAGCTGGATTGGTGGAGGAAACAACTTTGTCACTTCTTCTGCGACTTTCAATGCATAGTCCCAGGTCTCAGTTGCATTTTTAAGATGAGGAAAGTGAATGTAGTTACTGTCAGTGTCTCCATAGATCAAATTTCCACCATGTTTTGTGGTGATAGTATCAGCAACTATTGTAATATTTTCTCTACCCATGAAACAGGTGCAATTATGAACTACCATTCCATTTGCGATAAACGATTTACTAGGCATATTTACTATATCGTATACATCGTCAATACCGTCATATCTTACATCAATTACGTCAAGAGGGAAACAACATATTCTATCATCGTAACGATCGTTTACATATACAGTTTCACCTTTCTTTTCAGAAAACCAATGACGACATCCAACACTCTCTGTATATTCAGAAGCTGTTGGGAAGAATTTACTTTTTAATTTATAATTCTCTAAATTATGCGGACGTGTTCTATGGCGATAAATGTGAGTGTACGACCCAAGAGAAGCATATTTATTAATGGGAATTTCATCTTTGTAGATAATCTTTCGTGCATCATCCAGAACACACTTTAATTTACTTTTTCCTTTTCTGAGTGTAAACATATCAGAAGTTGTTTTTACAAGATTAATATGCTGTCGTCGTGTATTATCAGAATATCTCTGATACGATGAAGCAAGTGATAGTCTGGACATCTTATTATTACAATATCTAAATCCGATTTTTTGCGCAAAGAGAAGGGTTGAAGAACAATTACTATTAATCATATAATACCATCTAGGGTTTTTTGAATCAACTTGTAATCTGGAAAGTTTGGGGGAAACGATCCAAAACTTCAAATCGAACCTTCCAAGCATTTCAACTATATTTTGCATTGTCGTATTCATTTCGGCCTTATATTTTTCAGTGGTTGTCCAGCCAAACTGGACTGGGCTAAAAGATGGATGTCCGATCGATAATGATGGTCCAGTCCCATCTCCTCCAAACAATCCACCTACAAACTCTCTTACGATAGATAATGGACACTTTGGATCTATTATGAAAGATGGGAGAGTGACAGGTTGATTGACACGTTTCCCAATCATTACCCCTTCCAATGTTACTATTTTTCTTACCAAGTCTACTGGTATAATTACGGTAAATGAATTTCCAAATTTTTCACAACCTTTACGATTTACACTATCAGTAATTTTAGGTGTTTTATTTGTGAGCATTTTTATATCATTTACAAAAGTGTTTGCTGAATGCTTTGTACCAAGACTAACTTGACCTCTTATCACTGTTTTACCAATTTTACTGACGGACCTAGTAATAGATCCATCTGATAGAATAAAACCAAGTATACGTGAAAAAGACAAAGCTTTCTCTCTATTATCATACGTACTCATATCGTAATCAAGTAGAGTCCAATCTTTCTCATACTTACATACCATATCCTCTGGTAGTTCCATTCCAACAAGTACCTTAGAATAGTTCATGTCTGTATTAAAATTAGTCCCGTCCCACATATGTTTTGCTACAAGTTTACCAGCTTCGATCCACCCATCTGTTGTCATAATTTGATGATCTGGTGTACATCTCAGCGTTCTACCATCTTTTAGAGTTATTCTTACCACTTCTCTCTTTCCATTATATTTTAAACCTTCGCCTTGCGAAATATACTGACCATTGTCGTAAGACCATATACTATCGGATTTTACGACATTTTTTATTTTACGTGTAAAACCGTTTCCAAGAGAAATTTGACTGTCTTTATCTAAGCACATTGCCCCAGGCATGAAGGGTAAATATCCTCTGCGAACACCCATTGCACCATACATACTATTCGCAGAAACTTTGAAAGACAATTGACGTTTATTAAGCACATCGAGTAGACTTACCTGATCTGCTATTAATTCTTTCATATCATTTCCTCCAGCCGTTTCTAAACGTTTGATTTCCTTTTTACAAGCGGCCATGTCGACCTTACGAGTGTGACGTCTGGCATCCAACAGATTCTGGATAACAGTGGGCATTACTCCCTTGGGTTCTTTGAGAAATCTGTACTTCCTTTTCGCACACATGTGATTCTTAGATATAGTTTTCTTTACATCTGATCTCTCAGTTGTGTAAGGCTTAAGAGCGTCGACAGCAGCAGTAATACTAACCATCATTTCTTTACGATAAATTTTACTAACTGATTTGTTTCTGCGAGTTCTCATTGCCTTGATCTTTACTTTTTCATCTTCAATGTATTTTGTAAGTACAAGAGTTCTTTTTACTTTTGGATCGTGTTCACAACCATAATGATCCTCCCATTCCATAACATGACACCGATGATCAGGTATGGATGAACCATCAGGAACCCAGGTATGATAGTCAATGTTATACGCAATGATTGTCGTTGGATACAGAGATGCAAAATCAAAGGGTACCACCATCTCGTATTTTCCAGGAACTGGTAAAAACACTTTTGCACCAACATACCTTTCCCCTTCAGTAACTGCGTATCCATCTCTTTCAACTACAATGTTTTCGTACATGCAATATCTGTATAACTGAGAATAAACTTTGATTTGCTGCCCTTGAGTGTAAAGAGTGAAAATCGGCACAACACACGTCTTTGCCATTTCAGTAAGACCAACCCAAGTTTTTAACTTGTCCATCAGTCGAACTACCAGTGCACTATCCTGGACACAATATTTACCTACAATTCCTATAGCTTTACGGGCTTTTGCATCATATCCACCTTCTGTATTTTTTTTGGTACCAATCCGGTAACACTTGAAAATACCTTTTACTGAGAGAGGATCTTTGGTCTGTCCCAAGAAATACTCAGACACAGTTTTTAATTTATAGTTGTTAAACTTGAAATCACGTCGTACCAAAGGTAAAAGATCTACAAATAATCTTCCTTCAGCATCCAAATATTCAAACTCCTGATTTTTGTAAGCTGCAGATGACCACCTTATGATTTTCTCATTTGCCTGTGCAAACTTATGGAAACCCTGTTTACTAAATTCTCTCATGCAGCATGCGGGGCTTTTAGCTCTTGCAATCATGTACGGTATATCAAACCCAAGAATGTTGTATCCTACAATAATATTTGGATTTTCTTCCCTAACAAGATTGGTAAATCCCATTAGTAATTCAGCCTCTGTGTCATAAGCACGTACTAACACGTCGTAACCAACAGTTTTTTCATCTGGATCTCCTAAAGTTAACAAGTATTTATCGTAATCCTCTGATCTACCCCCCTCACGAGAAAAAACACAAGAAATTTGAAAAATTTTGTCATTGGCTTTTTCAGCTTTAGGCATAGCGGATGGATTTGACGAATTAACTTCGATATCAAAACCCATAATTTTTGGTCGTGGAACTGTATCTTCCTCTACCGGTGATAAGTTTTTGCTTTTAACATTATACTCTTTGTGACACAAAGTAACCATATCACTATCAGGTACGCGCCTACCGGTAAACTTAATCCACCCAGCTGTTGAAATTTTTCTACAACATACCAACTGTAGAATAGGATTTGCGTCTGATTCGTGGATCTTTAGACGTAAAGAGCCAAGACCAACAACGTGAAGTGGCGCTTTGAGTTTAAAACTCAAAGTTTTTATGTCTTTTACGCTGTAAAATGCACAAAACAAAAAAGGATATAAAATACGCTCACCGTTATCTGGGTTAATATGAGCACCGTAAAGTTTCTTTTTCCATGTCAGTGCTTTTTTCATTGGTTTTTGACGGCCTAGCAACTTGTCAATCTTATCTCCAAGAAGTTGAGCCTTAGAAGCGCTCCACCCGATATTAGATGGTAGCTCTAGATATATATAAGGTGTAAAGTTGTCAACTTGCACACACACATTTTCATTATCGTGATTCAATCCGTATATTCTTATTGATGTAAATTCCTCCTCCTTCTCATCTACATGCCAGCTATATGGGAAAAATTGTTCTTTTTGCATGATGTTTATTAAAAATGATGAGATATGTAAACAAATGTCATTTTTAAATTATATCTTACTAATTTATACTACAGTTTTGACCCCAATTTTTAGTATCACATAGCATTTTATTTGGAAACCCAAAACAAAAATTGTCTTAGTTTTTTTCCAAAAAAACTAAATATCTTATAAATAAAAAGATGAGTATAATAATTATTATGATACTTCTTGCAATAGGGTTAATTATAGGGTTAGTTATAATGCTCGGTATTATTTTTCAATTAAAAAATCAAAAAATAAATAAATGGGATAATATTCCGGGTGTTAACATTGAAAAATATGAACCTTGTACTAATAATTCACAAATAAAAATTTATGACGGTGGTCCTATGGGAGATCAAGATGATCTTAACATCAGTAAAATCATAGCAAAGTCTATGGAAAAATTAGGTTTTAGTACATATTGTCCAGCTAGAGATGGTTTTGCATTAATTGATGCATTAAAATTAGCAAAAAATGATGAGGAAAAATATTATCTTTATGCCGGTATATCTTCTATTGATTTTTATCAATTATTGGTAGAATGTCAAATATCTTTTTTTGATATTAGACCTTATTGGAGTGACAATTGTATAAATAATCCAGATAATGGAACAGTTGTTGAATTAGCAGTAGCAAGTAGCTGTAATAAACATAGAACTTTTTATAAGGATTGTAACTTGACAGATTTAGCAAATTGTCTGAAAACAACAACAGATTGTCTAATCTCTAATAATTCAACTGAAAAATATTGTAAAAATTTGAATGTTACAGTAGGAAATAACAATTTTTATAGAGGTGCGTGTACTAGAGAATTGGGTGGAAATAATGCATATAATGGTTGGGATAATCCAATGTTATTAGCGTTATCTATGAATAATTCTTTCCAAACAGGAAATGAGTCTTATTCTTATAACGATTTAACTAAAGCTTTAACACATATGACAAATGATGTATTAAACTATAACCTAATAACCTATAAAATTTATGACTATGGCACCAAAAAATTTATTACTCATAAAGCATTAGATAGCCAAATGCCTTTTGTCATATATCCAAAATGGCTACAAAATCAAATATTATTAGGATATCATTTAAATGATAGTCAAAAAGGTCTTACAGATATGCAACAAAAATTAGATGCTTTTATCAATATAGTTAAAGAAATGGGTGTAAAATATTATGGTATAGAACCATGGAATAAATTTACATGCCAAACAAAATAATTAATTATACAAATTTTGCTAGGAAACGGACGTTCTAAATATTTTATATCCAAGGGGTTCTCAACCACAGAGTGGTGTATTAAGTAAATACAACTTTGTTTCCGATAAAAATATACCTTTCAGACATAACTTGCTGTTACAAAAATGAATTAACAAAATACAATTTTTATTAATATAAATGAACATATTAATAAAATGACTTTAATTATGGAACTGATAGTTATAATTTTTAAAAATTATGATATTTTAAAAAATTATAACTATAAATAAATGTTATTAAAATATAAATTTATTAGTGTTTTATGTATAAGTATAAGTATAGTCATAATTTTATATTTTGTATTTATATTTCCTAATACTATAAGTAAATCAGTAAATAATGAAAGAGTTGCCAAAGACAGATATTATTCTTATTCTCGTACTGTACTTGAAGGAGGGGTAATACCTAGTATGAGCTGTAATAATTGTGGACCATCTAAAAATGAGAATATGAATGGACAAGTTTTCACTGAGGTTGGGAATCCTCAAATGGATAACGGCTCAGCTCTTTACCAAATACCATATGGAACATGGAAGGGGAAAACATATGTAGATTTTGATGCATCTTCTGGTCTTATGTGTGGAAATTCATGGGGAAAACCAAGTAAACAAGCTGAAATAATATATAATATACTATCTTTTACAGCCCCAACACCTATTATTCAAGACAGAGAGATTTATACGGAATTTATCAAAACATTATATTATGATAATGGTCTTCCACCCACAAATACATCATGGCAAACTAAATTATTATTACAACCATCTATTTGTTATGGGGTGGAAAACGCGCCAACAATGTGGGGGGTAGGTATGAACTATGTCGGTGGATTTATGGGTCTTCCGTATGGTTCTCATATATCATGGGGTCACTATGGAGAAACTTATGGGTATACATCTTTGACTCAATTCTTTGATGGTAGAATCAGTGGGTTTTCAGGTATTCTCGCTGGAAACGATATTGTATTTGTAGCAGCACAAAACTCAGATACTAAAGGTCAAATTGCATGTGGAAATGCTATTGAGTCTTTAATTATTCAATTAAGTAATCCAGCTAAATATGGAGAAATGAAAAGTGAAGATCAGATTAAGAAATCCATAGAAGACAGTATTACATATGCATATTGTGATAAAAGTTATTGTGGAGAGCCTAAAACCCAGTACACTTCATATCCTGGAATGACTATGACAATTGGTTACTTCTTTATTGACTCGTCTGGAATATCTCGTAATGGATCTAGTACAATGTCAGTAATTAACGGGGTTCTAAAGGTTCCACAAAAAGAATACCCGTTCAAAGACTCTTTTATAGGTTCTGTTGGAGGTCGTGAACCTGCTTATTATTTTGGAAGTGGTACAAAACCTATAACAGCTGCTATCACTACAAATGCATTGGTCGTGGCATGGAAAAAGTCAAATAATAAAGTTAAGTTTGTAGACTGGTATATGGGTTCAGGAGTTGTGGATCAAGTTTTTTCAACATTTGGAGCTGTAAATATGAGTGATATACTTCAGTTAAAAGATTCACAATCTTATTATCTTGAAACAATCCAAAAATATACAAACAGTAGAGATATAAATAATATTGGTAATCCGTCATTCACTACATCAACAAATACTATTCAAGATTGGTATAGTATAATATACGGTTCTGATGCATGCTTGTGGAAAGGTTTAAGTCAAGATGATAAACGTTGTCCAACAAATTCATGCTATGAAATAACAGATTCAAAAGGTAATTCATTAATTGATCCTACAAGCACTGGTTGTTCATGCTCTTCATTGTTATCTTTGCAAAATATATTTATGAATAATCTTACACCTGTATCTTTAATTAATATGAAAGCTGGAATTCCGGATGCAGATACAATATCAACTTCTACCACAGGATTGGTTCCAAGTCCTGATCCTTTACAATTAGACTATATAGATCAGATTGTTGGTCGTACATCAGCAATTGGACCAATGAATTATGTTAGAGAGTTAATCGGTTTTAATTGGATCCCTGGATGGAACAAAGATAATACCCCAATATCAAAAGGGTTTTATAATAACACAACTACCCCAGCTCAGTACTCTTCTTCCGGTTATACTCTTCTTGGAACTATTCTGTGGATATTAGATCCAAATGGGCCAAAGAGTAAAGATAAAGCTATTAATTGGTCAGAGATTAAAATAAATGAATCTTTTTTACCACTTTCCCTTTTGAAAAATACAAATTTTGCTGGTACATCAGGAAACGGAGGTTCTAAATATTTTGTATCCAAGGGTTCACAACCACAGAGTGGTGTATTAAGTAAATGCAACGTTGCAAATGAGAAAAGGAAAGAGTGTATTATTACAGGTGGTGCTGATAAAAATACATGCCTTTCAAACTCAACTTGTTGTTACCAACCAAATAATGTAATTATTGACGGAAACTATGTTAATTGGTGTTACAAAAAGAATTAACAAATACAATTTTTATTAATAAATGAACATATTAATAAATGAATTTACTCATACCAATACTTATTATGCTTACGGGTATCATTATAATTGTGGTATCTGGTATAAAAAAATATAATAATTCCACACAAGTAATTTACACTCCTCTAATAATAGTTGGATCACTAATTTTTATAGTGGGTGTAATAATCCTTATTGTGAAAAACGAACCCGATGCGTATAGGGACTACCTAAAGCATGTATATCCAGCCATGGATATGACACGTTCATCCAATGAGTATAAGGACCTATACAATAGTCTGGGGTGGTACTACCAGTGCTGCTCTTCAAATCAATCCTATGTTACACCTACAGGATCAGGTACCTGGAATGTGTCGGGACCGGTTGCAACAGGTCCCCAAGGTGAAAAAGCTGATATCCTAAGGTATATACCAAATGTATCATCAAACGATTGGAACTGGGACCTACCAGGTAAATCTGTACTATGGAAATCCATGAGATGCTGTACATCGACATATAAACTACCATCCATCCCATTGGGTAACCTATATGACTGGTACTCACTCCAGTATTTCAACGTTCCAGTTATCTCAAACACCAAGGATGGATGGAACTTCGCCGGATCCGCATCCAATTTAAGAGACTCAAAACGACAGGTCAATACCGTTGCCAGCCAGAGTCCAAACACAAGCTTTTCTGGGCTACGTCTCACAAATTACAAATACAATGGGTATGAAATTACCCCCAGCGACCCACTCGGCCTCAAGAACAACATACCTCTTGGTCTCTGGGCCGGACCTGGACCCTTTTACGCTGGGGAGAGGGCAATCATGAGGGCTATGTATTACCCAAATGGACCCCAATACTCACCAGAACAGTCAGCGTGGAAAATGTCACAGGATTTAAATGGAAGTAACTGGTTAGGACAATATCTTCAACGCTCAAACCTCCAAGGGAAGGACCGTAACAATAATAACAAGCTATGGGTAGATGGGTTTGATAAAGGGGACTACATGGAAATTGGACACGTACAACAGATACCTGGTATGGTACAGAGCACCGGGTATTGGTTCAACTACTTTGGAGGTGGGGGTACAGGAGTCTTTCACAAAGTGGGAAAGACTCCAAAGGTAACACAGGATTCCGTGGATGCAATGAAGAAAAGCATTCCCACTAAGGGAGGACCCATTATCGATTTGGCTAACCACTCTCCGCGTAACAAGGCACACGCTCTATTCACCCTCCTCTGGGAAGTCAAAAATACCAAGACACTCCTCCAACCCTCTGGGGCCGTGGCTCACTCCACAAAAACGTACTCGTCTGGTAGTGAACTTCTCAAGGGACTCTATGGGACTGATGACCCCTGGTTCATCACAATGTGGCATGCCAATGGATACGCACCAACAGATAACAAAACGGGCTGGTCCTCTTTCACAGAATCATATGAACCCCTCGGGAAACCCATTCCTGACTTTACATCACAGGACTCAGGGCAGGGGATGTCTGACCCCCTATCATGGGCTAATCCCCCATGGATAAACGGTGGTGGTGGTCCAAACATGAAGCTAATATCAGGACAAGTTGATACTGCATTTGCCAAGTCCATTAAACAACTCGGGGTTTACCCAGTTAATACAGGATCTAATCAACAGATTATTAAACTATATGGTATCTTGGGAGACGAAGTATCGGGAGTACTATTTGCAACGCTCTGCGCCTTTCTCCTACAGGCAGAATTTGGAGATACCGATGAACTTGAAAATTATGTCACCCCTCCTGCCAAGGTTGGTAACATATACAATACCCAACCAGACCTTTTTGGAGAACAATTCCCCTCAAGCGGAATCCCAGGAGTAGGAGCTCTGACTGAAAAGGGAATGCGCTACTCCCTCACAAAGGTCTTCATGGGTAACTGGTTTTACGATAGGGTCTCCAATGGGGTATCATTTGACGAGCCAATAAACTACTTTTCATGTGTCCTAGGATACGAGGATATCCAAATGACCTGTAATACCAACACAAATGGACTCTGGTCATTCGAAACTATCTATACTGGACTACCAAAGAAAGAAGATGGATTACCCTTTTCTGACTGGGACTATACATGGCATGATAGCGTAGTCTCCAAACGCCTATACCCATATATATCAGGGACTACCTACATGGGTCCTGCAACAAGCGTATTTAACCAACTATTTGCATCGAGAACATCTCAGAGGGACCCTTTCGACATGTCAAAAGAAATGCCCTGCTATAATCTTGGAGGGATTAAATGCTCTGGAACCCCAGGAGTAACATGTAATAAGGGTGCTCCTATCGGTTATGGGTGGAAAGAGTTCGAGGGTACTTGCACCGCCGATGACAACGTAGGAATGACAATTGGTAAGTCCCACACTACCTCCGTCCTGTGGGACAAAAATGACATGTGCCACCCCCCTTGGGGACTAGACTCTTATGGTTCTGATGGGGTACTATGGGGGCAGGCAAATGGATTTGGTCACAGCTATTGTCAAGCACCAGGAGATGATCCCACTCTATCTTCAATATGGGCCAATGTACCATACGGGGGGTCTGGTTATGGTACAGGAATTGTACCCCTAATGTCACCAACATACAAATGATAAATATCGATAAAACATCGTTGTATATTTTTTTTTCTCGATTAACATAAATATTTGAATACAAATTATTGGACTCAAATATAGATCAAGTGTTAAATAAAAAATAAATACTATTTTTTATTTAATGATAAATGTCATTAACAACTCGTAAAATAGTATTTAGTTTAGTAGCAATTGGTTTAGTAGTAGTAATAATTGTATTGTTATTATTTTTCAATAAAAATACGAATGTATCTATACAAACAAAGTTCAATACAATATCCGATACACCTAAAAATGTAGGAGGGATACTTTCACATTTGATGGTCATTGAAGACTTTGAAAAAATTCTGTCACAGCCGGAATTTAGTTTGTCACTTGATTCTTCAGGTATTTCAGACTGTTCTGCTATACATCGAAAAACATGCGCGGCGTGGACATATATGAGGAAAGATTTACCACCAATGTTATTTATTTTTCCAACAACTCCTGTTGTAACAGACGGTTACTGGACTCCAAACGTTGGTATTCTAATTGATCCCAATAAAGCATGGTCTTTATTGACTACTATGGGTGTTATAGATTCAGCTACCAATGAGAGATCCTGCTGTTCGAACGAGGATGGTTATACTCGGTTAATAGCTGATAATTCGTCGGCTCCAATTGACGGTTTTAATAAATGTGATAAAATTCAACAATCTAAATATTCATTAATATACAGTAGTAATAAGAATACTGACGGTGGTCAGTGTAAATTATCATGTGATCCTGAAGATGAGATATGCAGGGCTGTCAATTCTGGTGGTGGGGTTAACTGGACAGACTTTCATTCATGGGATACTAAAGATATTTGCAAGTGTCTATCGGAACCAAGAACAATAACAGATATTAAAAACGACTTAAATTCCAAGAGTGCTCAAAACGAAAAAGCTGATATTATAGAATTGGGTTGGTGGAATAACGGTGTTGATACTGGTGATAATTTTTATACATTGAAAGGTGAATGCTCTATGTGCACTAAACCATATTTTTGCTCAGTTGAAGACGGGGATACCAAACCATATTTAGGAGATAATGGACCTTCAGTACGTGTTGGTAAAGATGGTCATTCTTGGAACAAGATTTTTGGTGAAACTAACGACAATATTGAAAATATTATATCGACAATGATGAAGCAGTGTAAATTTAAAAAGGAAAATTGGCCTCAGTGGGTCACATCTATGAAAGACTACTATAATATGTTTCTAAGAAATCTGAACAAAGATAATATACTCAAAAACCCGAAAGATTCATATATGCAAGCCAATCCATGCAGTTATTCCTATTTTGAGAACGAGGTTAATATGTATATACAAGGAGATCAAAAGAGTAACTGGGCAAAAGAAGATAACGAAGTATTTCGATCAAGTATTATGGGATTTGTTTACATTGATAGTACATGCGAAGAACAACTCAAACCTTTGATAAACTCACCTACAAACGCCGGAAAAAATTGCAAATATACCAACAACAAAGACAGATGTAAAGTATATTTATGTGGGAAAGATGGAGACGATGACTGTAAAGTAAAAGGTACTCCGATGAGCATTGAAATAGCTAATAGGACACAAAAGGCTAAGGAACTTACAATTCAAATGGTTAAGAAATTTAATCAGACATATAAAACTCAAGTTGAGGGATTTTCATGCACTCCAGCAAGTAATTTATTTATGAATTACGATGTTTTACAAAAAGCCTCAAATGGTGAAATAGATTTTGATTCAATATTTCATAAAATAATATAAATAATTCCAACAACAATACCGATACCGATACCGGTATTGTTGAAATGTTCATCGTGTCTTAGAGCGACTGCGATTTTTTTTATCATTTATATATACAATAAATATAAATGACATCAAGTTTTGGAATTGAATGGGATACACGAGCCCTTATATGTAATAAACCTGTTGGTGGTGGTAAAAATGTTTCGTTCCGTGAGAAAGAAGTAATAATTAAACAGGGTACTTTCTCGATATCTGCAGAAGGATGGTTTCACAAAATAGGAAAAGATGAGTGTATTGACAGTCTTGAGGTAAATATAGGACCTATATTTTTCAACTCCCAAGATTTTACAGATATAAGAAAAAAATGGGGAGTTGAATTTTTTAAGTTCAAAAAATATTGGGATGGTATTATTAATAAGAAATCAATTACAACACAAAAGGGAACGTTTAATGTTCTTACTTATGGAACACCTAAAAATATAAACATAAGCTGCCTTTTTGATGACGGTTGTAAATTATGTCGATCTTCTGGTGATCCCGTCACTGACATTGAACTAAAACAAATACAAAGAACAGAAGGAAATAATTGGAAGAGAAAAGGAATAGGCCGTGATTTTTTTCCTTGTGTAAAAAATCAGATATTCAGTGATTGTTGTGGTAATTTGGAAGGTGAAAAAAAATGGAAATGGTCTTATCACAGATTTCTTCAAGATATTAAGGGAGTACCTCAGATAACAGTTGGTATGAGTAATGAACGAACAATTAGAATGATGCGTATTATAAGTAATAGTTATACAATATACGAGAGCAAAAATCAAGAATTAGCAGAATTCTATGAAGTATTCAAAAGTTTTAAATCAGATATTGATTTGGTATCATTTACGGAAATGTTGAACAGTTATATTTCAGAGGATACCTCAATGATACTAAAGGCAATGGATACAGATCATAAAGGTAATCTGAGTTTCGATGAAACTCTCGCAATATTGAGCGGTCTGAAATTAGGTCTGAAATTCTCAACACATGTTGGTATAATAAAAACTGTACTATCAATAGCAGACAGTTTTTATATTCAGGATACTAATTCTCAACTCGTACTTATAATGTTATTATATGATTTATTTACAGTTAATCTTTATGATGAAAAGAAAGAAGACTCTGACGAAGGAAGTCCAATTTACTTGAAATCTTTATTTTTTATAAAGTTTAGAACAAACGCTCGTTCGTTGTTTGAAATGTTAGATAAAACTCAAAAGGATATGATTATAATGATTGTAAATAGTGTTATTGAAACAGAAAACTTTCTATCAAAAGATCATATGAAAGAACTTGTAGAATCTTTTATTACCGGAAAAGTGGGTTATGCTATAACAATTGTTCCCGAAGATATAACCAATAATATTCCACTAAATCTGATTTATTCAATTTCTGATGAAGATTTGGAATTAATGAAAGATATTGGGATAGTTGTTGAAAAGATAATATATTCATTTTTAAATGGAGCTGTTGCAACACTAGTAGGATTAGACGAAAATTTGGAGGGAGTTATATACAAAGAAAAACCCTCTGATTTAGGTCAATCTATATTAAACGTTGATATAGGAGAATGGCATCCATATGTTGAGATGGGCAATTCTCATTTCGAGTGTCGTGGAGTGTTTACATTGTATCAATTGAGTACACTGAGAAATAATGGAAATATAGAACAATGGAATAATAACGGATGGCTTGGAAACCCAAATCTGATCCAATCCCGTATTAGACTCGATAATCTCTCACCTCTTATACCAAAAGTTTTATCATATATAAACCCAGATGCAGGAAAAAAGAAAAATGGTGGAGGAGGAGGTAAAGCAAAAAGTTCAGGTCGTAAAAAGAGAAAAGAAGAAAGAAGAAGAAAGGAAGAAGCTCCGTACTAGTTATTTATTTTTTTATTATGCCTATAATAAAAATGAACCATGACATTGGACAAATTAAATTGGAATTAATAACTGAAAGGATAAATAATAAAACAGAAACTTATTATAATGGAGCTGATAGAAATAAGTTTTTTTTAAATAAAATTACAGGAAATATACCTGTTAATAACATCTCTAATAAATCAGCATATAAAGTTTTAGAAATTATTAATCCACAGCCTGATTCCGTTGGTGTACTTTCTTATTCTTTATTTGGTGATTCAGCATCCAAAAGATTTAGACCTGGACTGATAGAACCTCTTCTTTACAATTCCAAAGAAATGAAGACGGAGTTACCTGGTTGGAGTTCTAGAATATATATTGCAAAAAATATATCAGATGATATAAAAAATGAATTGGTAGAAGCTGGATACGAGCTTTATGTTATGAATGTTCCGACAAAAGACGAAGGTTATGTATGGAGATTTATGCCGGCATCTGAAAATAAACCTTTTGTTTCTCATGATGCAGATATGAGATTCAGTAATTGGATGAATGAAACTTCTATCGGAACTGTTGTTAAAAATTGGTTAAAAACAGATAAACCATTTTTAAGACGTATACTTGTAAGTCATATGCATTCGTTCTTCAATATAACTCCGATATTAGCTGGAATGTGGGGATCTCGTCCGCAAAAAAACAAATATAATTCTCTAACGGACATAAAAGAAACTCTGGAAAAATATGATTTTGAAGGGTTTGGAATGGATGAGGTTTTTCTAACTAGAGAAATTTGGCCAAAAATGAAAGAACATGGATACTATTCTTCATCTGGTTGGAAAACTTCTTTGATACTTCTATTTACCATTTTTGTATTTTCATTATTAATAGTTGTAATTGTTGTTAATATAAATAAAAAAAGTTAAGTTTATTTTGTACTTTACAAAATAAAATTGAATATGTTTTTATAAATGTCAAAACTAATAACAAAAATGAAAAGATCAGCAACAGTAGTATATAAAAATACCCGTTCAAAAAGAGCTCGTTTAACAGCTCCGTTAACTAATGCAAGACCAGAGAAAAAAATTGTATCAGCAACACATACACATAATTATATGATTAACGACACTTTAGTAGATTGGTTAAAATCTCGAAGCAGAAGAGGAACTAGAAGAACACCAGTATACACGGGAAGCAAAGGATTTGGTCAGTTTATAATGAGAAAAGGGGTTGAGTTTGAAACAGCTCTTGTAAAACATATTCACGAGAATAGAACACCAATTGTTACAGTTTCAGATTATATAACCGATGATACATGTAGGTTGGTCGTTAATCTCATGAAACAGGGTGTACCAGTTTTACACTCAGTACCAGTAAAGAATAATTACAATAGAACCCAAGGTGTCATCGACTTGTTAGTAAGAAGTGACTGGTTATCCAATATTGTCGATATTGATCCTTTATCTGTCATTGAGAAGACTAAATCAGCTTCGAGATTGAATGGTGATTATCACTATGTGGTCGTCGACATCAAGTTCTCAACTTTACCTCTTCGTGCAGACGGAATTCATATTCTCAATACAGGTCATTATCGTGCTTACAAATCACAATTACTAATCTATACACAGGCAATTGGTCGTATTCAAGGATATACAGCTCCTTACGCATTCATTATGGGTCGCCGATGGAAGTACACGTCGAAGAAAATCACAAACCACGGTTTTAGTTGCCTTGACAGGTTGGGAAAAATTGATTACCAAATTAGTGACAGATCTTATATCAATGAAACTAAAAACGCAATTAATTGGGTCAGGGATGTCAAAGAAAACGGCTCTACATGGTCAATTTCTCCTCCATCTCGTATTGAGTTATACCCCAATATGTGTTTGGACTCTGGTAAATGGAACATTGAGAAGGAAAAAATTGCCAAATTAAACGGTGAGATGACAAATGTTTGGAATGTCGGTGTCAAACATCGAAATGCCGCTATCAAAGCGGGTATTACTAGCTGGAAAGATCCAGCTTGCACTGCTTCTGTAATGAACATTGGAGGTAAACGTGGACCGGTGATTGATGAAATTTTGAAAATTAATCAGCAAACAACTGATAAAATCCGACCTGCTGTTGTACAGAACAATATTAACAACTGGAAAGAGAAATGTAATGAGGTTTACGTAGACTTTGAAACTCTTTCTGATATCTTTGGAAGTTTTGGTGACCTTCCTCAACAGAAAAGTTCTGACATGATCTTTATGATTGGTGTCGGATTGGAAAAAGATGGTAAATGGGAATATCGAAGCTTTATTTGTAATGCACCAACTATTGAGGAGGAGTACAAAGTAATGGACGATTTTATGAAATTTATGAGAGATTTGGGAAATCCAAAGGCACATTACTGGCATGCCGAGAAAAACTTTTGGAAAAGAGCTGAAAATAGACAGTTTGATTTAGCTAATACTGTAGACAGAAAAGATCATATTTCCGATGACTGGACAACACCAGAATGGTGTGACATGTTACACATCTTCAAGTACGAACCCATTGTAATCAAAGGGTGTTTCAAATTTGGGTTAAAAGCAATTGCAACATCAATGAGAGATCATGGAATGATTAATGCATCAATCGACAGTAGTTGTAATTCAGGTATGATGGCTATGGTAAATGCTTGGAAATGCTATCAATACTCAGATAATCCAGTCAATACAGAAACAATGAAAGACATTACTAAGTACAATGAGTTTGATTGTAAAGTATTGTGGGAGATTATGGGATATCTACGTCAGAATCATATGTAAATTTGTAAATTTATTATTACTAATATTAGTAATAATACTTGTTAAAAATATTTAGAATTCAGATACATTGTTAATGTGATCAGGATCGAATCGAGCATTATGAAAGTCCCAGTAGTCGTCACAACCAAATTTCCAACCTTTTGGTACTACCGGAGCTTTCCAGTAAAAGACACAATCTTGCCATCTATTTGTCTGTGTTGCTCCATGAATATACAGTGCTGTGTAATCATTGGTTAACTGATCCATAATTTCACAAAAAGTTTTAAAGTCTGGAACGATAGATGCATAATTTTTGTACAAAGATTCTCTGTTTTTGAGCAAAGGTTCACGAAGAATAAAGATACCATCAACATTTGTACGAATGACCGGTTTTACGTCCATTGCGTACTGTAATGACAGGATATAAAGAAGTTTCCAATGTCTCCCTTTTTTATATAAAGCTTGTTGCAGAGGCTTGTTAAAAATACGAGGATCATCTGTGCAATCATCAAGTATTAGTACAGCCCATGGATTTGGTAAATGTTTATGAGCAAGTTTCTGTCTTTTGACAACGTCTTTAATTTTCTCTTCGTCGTATGTATTGAATACGAAAGTGCTAGGCATAATAGCCTTGTATGCGTGATTTGTATCCTCTGAACCGCTCATTGCAACCCCTACCGGGAATATATGTTTTTTTGAATATAAAAGTGCTGTTATCAAAGTTGATTTACCTGTACCTGGTTTTCCCACAACAACCAATTTACATCCACCGTTGTAATCTTTGTCACGAAAACGACTGGAGATTGGTGCTATCATATCAACGTTAAGTTCCTGTATTTCAATATCAGTTATGGTTGGGCTACTCATTTTTAAGGTTAAGAATTGTTTTGTTTAAATACTTTTATTTCTGTTTATAAAAGAAAGATGATTAATATCTCAACATTATCTCCAATTTTTATACTCATAGTTATAGGTGTTATAATTTTTTCCGTAATAAAATGGTACAATAATATTCCTATTTTTAGCAACTTTCAATCTTCAACAATTTGGAAAGCTTTCGTCTTAAATTCTATAGCTTCATCGATAATTATTTTCATTGCTTTAACAGTTAAACAAAATTTTGACACAACTAGTGACAATAAACTGATAAGAAAAACAAACTTATACAGTATATTTTTAACACTAAGTTTCACATTTATGTCATCGATGCTTGCATATACACTGATGTATGTATTTTTCGGATTTGGAGGTGGAATGTTGATTACAAAACCCTAAGTCTTTATTGTGTTAAATCACAATAAAGAAACAATTACCATTTTCTGTTCATTAAAAATACAATAACGCAGCAAGTTAAAGTAAATGTCAAAGAGTAAGATATTATAGATGAATACGATCTTGTAATAACGTGATCATCGTCTTTGTCTATTTTTTGAACCCAAGATGGAGAAACTACACACAAAATACCAAAAGATACTGTAAATGTGACTATAAATGTTATTAATAATATTTTATTCATTTATATCTAGAAAATATTTTATTCATAGTCAGAATCAGAATCATCATTATCGTCATTAAAACCATGTGGTTCAGAGTCTAGCAATTCCTGTGACTTTACATATATTGAGATTTTACCAAGACTACCAACACTTGAGCGAAATAACAATGGTAAATTATTATTTGCTGGAAAGATCTGCATTGTATTACTTAATCCTGCAAGTTTGGTAATACGTGAAAGCTGATCAGTTGTAAAAGTTGCGTAATACTCTGGTATGTCTTCGTCGCTATCATCATCGGAATCTTCATTTTCACCAAAAGTCACCTTTCGTTTTAATATGCCATCGGCATCCGCAATAAACTCGATATGGAATTTACGAGCCCTTACATTGATATTAACACTCCCAATACTACTCAAGTCTTTACACATCTTTTGGAACTCAGAAGATGGAACAATTACAGGTTTTCCATACCCCTTGGGTGTATCTATTTCCAAGTTCTGTATCTCCTGAATATTTATTCCCGAAGTTGTAATACGTGTATTCTCCTTTGGTATTGTCTTGATACCAAGTTCAATTGGGTTATCGGTGTCAATAAAAAGCTGAAGAGAATCTTTTTTCTTGATAGATTTAAGCATTCTGTGAAAATGGTTGAGGTTAAGTCCCATACAGAACTTCTCATCATACTTAAATTTATAAAGAGAGAAGTTCTCCCCTAACAAACTTAGATCTACAAGTGTTTTTCTTGGATGATCGAACATTCTTAAAGATATTCCATCTCTTGAGACCTCAAAACATGCAGTCTTAAGGTTATTAGTCAATAGTTCAGCTAACACTTTAATTTGGTAGGCTTCTCCTGTCTTACATTTGAATTTGATAGGCATTTTGAAAAAAAGAGCGTAACACCTTAAGCCGTAAATAATATTTATTATATATAAATGACAGAGTATTTTGATAAACCTGTCGCGTATTTAGAGATCCAAGATTTTAATAAAAATACAGGTTCTCTTACCAATAATAAGATACCAAAAAATATACCAGTTGTAATTATGATACAATCATCGTGGTGTGGTCACTGTAAAACAGCAAAACCGGAGTTCCAAGCATTTGCAAATGCAACAAAAGATAAAGTTTTCTGTGCAACTATCCAAGTAGATGGTGATAGAAAAAGCGAGAAAGAGTTGGGAAAAATAGTAAAAACTCTTAAACCTTCATTTAGAGGTTTTCCGGACTACTTACTTTATGTAAATGGTAAACGTGTAGATAGAGAAATATCTGGTCGAAGTGTAAAAGATATACGCGACTTTTGCACAATCTAAAAAAAAATACTAGTAATGATAAATAACAAATGGTTCGTGTAAATAATAATTTCGACTTTAAAGTCTATAGATGGGAAACTGTACCTGATATTATAAAAAGACTAGCTGCTAGAATGAACACATTACCTCAATATCTTTTTCTTGTTACACCAAGTCAGACTAGTATTAAAGATTTATTGTTGTCAGAAAGTAATATAGATATAGGAGATATGCTTCAAGATCTGATTAATACACCCATAAAAGATTTTAACAAGTTTTTAGTTGAAAAAAATAGCATGATAGATGGCAAACCTATCAATATTATTAAATATATAATAGAACCCTTTATCTCTTTCAATGAGAAAATTAAGTATCTTACTAGTAAAAATCCTAATGAAGTTAGTTCTATACTCTATCTTATAAATAAAAATTTAAATACGTATAAAAATGTAAATGTTGAGAGTATATGGAGTAAAAAGGCTAGTATCAAAAAGAGAATCGGTGATGAAATAAAAAACAACAAGGAAGATGTCGTCGAAATCACAAAGTTAATTAATATTGAACCAAAGCCGTATACACCATTCCAGAGAGAAGCTGTAAGTCTCCAGTTGGAATGGGATTTTGCAAATCTGACAATACTTGAAGTTTTTGACCTAATTGTACTGTCCCCAACTATACCTTTTGCATGCCTAAATAATCTATATAAGATACTGAGAGATTCTTCTCCTGATCCTAACTGGGAATCTATCGATGGAATTATACATTTCAAGATGTTAATTGATAATACAGAAACTTATATAAGTATACTTATGGAAATTACTGGTGATCCAGGACATGAAATAGCAAATATGTACACTGACCCACTTCCGTATAGAAAAGGTTTAAATGAAACAAAATTTTTACAAAATTTTCATGACATATTCCCATCAATCTCACTAAAACAGAAGAGTAGTAAGATAGTAAAGGAGAAGGGGAGATTTTACTACTCACTCGGTGTTGGTAATAAACCTCTCGATCGTTATATTATGAGTGATTTGGTCATGAACGATCCTTTATTTAACAGATATCTATCTTTTGACGAATCATCAAAAGCAAGTAAAGGAAAAAGATGGAGTTTTTACATGCACTTTTTTGATGAGAATAATAAAAGTATAGTTAAGGCAAATATAACTATGTATCGTGTAAGAGAGAAGGATGAAGTGCATAAAAAATATAATTACCCAATTGCAACTAAACAGGATGACCATCTTTATCTCAGTGTTCTAATAAGTGATGTAAGTAATAGTCAAAATATTGCAAATTTCACGACAATATTTGGGAAACTACTTCAAATGTACTACCTAAAAGCACCAGAACTTATACTTTATTATCAAAAATTATTGGGTGTAAAGAATTTTCCGGAAGAGTATAGTGAGAGAGCTTCCATTATACCTGGTAAAAAAATAGGTTTAACATTGTCACAACAGGCTCCGTTGTTATTTGTAAAAAATTACCCAACAAAGTGTAATCATGCCCCGCGTATTATCTCAGAGGAAGAGTCTGAGATAGTAAAATCAAACGGGTATGATGTAATGAAATATCCAAAGACGGCGGACGAGGGGATTCCACAGAGATGGTTCGTATGCGACTCTCTTAAAAAATATCCATATCCGGGGTTGAAAAAGAATGACTTATCAAATCGTGATATTATTCCTTATCTTCCTTGTTGTCTACAGACAAAACAGGATAATGGAATTGGTAAAAGTTCAGCGACTTATGATCATTATTTTTACGATCAGCCTATTCCTGAAATAGTTGGTAGAAATCAACAAAATCTTATATCCAGACCTATATTTATTAACCCTCCTATGAGTGGAGGTACACTTCCTGTAGATTTAAGTGAAATGTTAAACTTAATTAATCAAGATGAAAGAGTTTTTTTAAGAGTTGGTGTACACGACTCTACATCTTCATTTTTACAGTGTGTTATTGAAAGTCTGTTTGAGAACGGAGTACAAGGATTGAACAACCTTCTCATTGTCGAAACCAAAATTACACTGGAAATTAGAAAAAAGATTAAACTTATAGAAACTAATAATTTAACTGATAAAAAACCTGTAAACAAGAAAAATTTGGAATCATGGAAAGATAGAAAGAATGAAAGAGATAGACAAATGAAGGTCGAAAATTCTAAACTCATGGTTGAAAAAATGAATGAAAGAGTTAAAAAGATTAATATGTTACGACAGACTTTTGCAACAGAAGAAATGGCTGAGAGTTGTAAACAGGAAATGTACAACTATACAACAGAAGAAATAATATCAATAATAAAAGACACAGACTCTTATTTCGACCCTAGGCATTTTGTTAATATGATAGAGAGAAAGTATAACTGTAATATAATTATATTAAGCAGAGTAAAACGCAATATTGTAGGTAAACCAAGATCAAGTCTTATTACTACTATGTCTCTACCTGAACATACACAATCTTACTATAAAATGAAAAGAGACGCTGTTACAATTGTTTTATATGAGCACATGGGTGGTAGTACAGATCACCAAACATATCCAAGATGTGAGATTGTTGCTCTATGGGATACAGAGAAAGATCGAGTTCATTATTCTTATCCTAAAGGGTCAAGTGTGTCTGAAAATCTGGGAAAAATATATGAAAAACTTCGCAAATCTTACTTCTTGAATTGTCCAGTGAATCTTACAACTCTATCAAAGGATTTTCTCATAAATAAAGGTATTATACCTCTGACACAAGATATCGATTCTTATGGAAAATGTCGTGCTATAACTTTTAAATATGAAGATTTTACAGGGACATTTCTAACAGCACCCATTCAACCAATGATACTTTCTCATGGAGATGGTACAGTCTCACGTTTACCATTGTATATTGTTGAAAAACTTCTGGGAATATTAAATGTAAAACCAATAAAGGAAACTTCATCGGATAATCAACTTGATGCTTACACGATTAGAATTGGAGATGTTAACGTGTCAATACCTTTCACCGGTTCTGATACGGATGAGTTGGCACCAACAGGTAAAACTGTAGAGGAAGATCTTAAAATGACAGAGACTAAAGATTCAACTTTAATAACATATATCAAAGAGAAAAGAATAGCCAGATATTTAACAGACTATATAAGATGGTATTATTCGTCTTTTTTATTCTCTGACGGAAACAACATTCACAGCGAAACTACATTATTAAAATTTATAAATGATAAAATTGTTATAGATGAAAATTTTGAGTATGGGAATATTTCCAAGAATTTTACTGTTAACGGTGGTTTATCAAAAGATGGAAAATTATGTGTAAAGTCAGAAGAAACTCTAAAAAGACTTGTTTACACTTTACAATTATTTATCTCCCAATATCCAAACGAGTTTGAGAAGTATAGATCTCTTGTATCTATATCCAATTATTATTTAGGTATTGGTGACTTTACTAAACACAGATCACAAGTTATACTCCAAGGTAATGACGCAATTATTAAGTGGATTATTGAAAGGCGGAAAGATTACAGTATTTATCCAGGTATTTTACCAGATAAAACAGAAATACCTTACTTTGTCAAGAATAAGTTAATGGAAAATGATAATATTTTCCTGGTTCAGGAAGGTAAAAATTTAAGTTCAGCTCTCGATATATCAAATATATGGATCACAAAAGGAATTAATGATGTTAATACTATTAATGAAAATGAGTATAGCGAGTCAGATACGGACGAAGAGTACAATATATACTCATACAGAAATACTTCCGATATCAAAGAATATTACTGTGATAAAGGCTGTATTGAAGGTGTAAATATTCAGAATAAAAAACGTATAATAGGGTACAAAGACGAAGATCAAGAATCTCATTTTCTAAGTGTTCTTTCATTTGGAAAGTGTGATTAATAAAAAATCAGGAAATATTATTTTTAATAATATTTTTAATAATAATCTCATCTCCTCCTTCGGAATATCTCCTTTTCCGGAAATGAATTTCCAAAAATGATTCTAAAAGGGTATGTCTGTAAGAAATAAATAAAAGGATGTCAACAATTAAAAATAAAAAAAGATATGAGAAGAAAAAACCTCTCGATCACATTTTACTAAGACCTGATATGTATGTAGGGTCAACACGTCAACGTTCTATAGATGAGTATGTAGCTGAGAAAAATAAGGATGGTACATACAAAATTGTTTGGAAAACTATTAAATCTTCACCAGCTATCCTTAGAATATTTATTGAGGCGTTATCGAATGCTATAGATAACGTTGAAAGAAGTCGCAAGACCAAGTACCCATGTACTAAAATCAAAGTAACAATTGACGAAAAAACTGGGGAAACATCTGTCTGGAATGATGGGGATGTCGTACCAATTGAAATGCACGAGGATGAAGGGTGTTATAATCATTCAATGATTTTTGGTCAACTTCTCACAGGTTCTAGTTATGATGACGAAGAGGAACGCAAGATTGCTGGTCGTAATGGTCTTGGTATTAAACTTAATAATATATTTTCTACACATTTCACAGTAACAGGTTGCGATCCAGAAAACAAGAAAACATTCCAGCAGACTTGGAGTAACAATATGAGAGAAACTACAGCTCCAAATATCAAATCGTCTCGTCTTATGAGAGGATATACCCATATCACATGGACGCCTGATTTTAAACGTTTTGGTCTCACGAAATATACTAAAGATATCGTGCAACTTTATACACGTCATGTATTAGACGCTGCAATGTTGTCAAAAGTCAGCATGTATCTGAATGGGGAGCTAATTCCAATCAATAATTTATCACAATATTCATTGTTGTACGACTCACCTACAACAGAAAAGTTGCTAATTAAAAGTAAACAGGCTGAAGTTCTTATAACACCGTCATCTGAATGGCAAGTTGTTTCTTTTGTTAACGGTGTTTATACTCGTCTAGGTGGGCAACATGTTGATCCATGGGTAGAAGCAGTACTTAGACCTATCGTGGACAAATTTAACGGTAAGGGAAAAAAGTCTAAAGGTCCAAAAATTAACATTGCTGATGTGAGACAATTCTTTCGAATATTTGTAGTTGCGAGTGTAGTAAGACCTGAATTTGATGGTCAGGATAAAAATAAACTGGAATCACCAACAGTTACAGCAGAAGTCAAGAGAACACACATCACTGCCATTTGTAAATGGTCAGTCATGGAACGCATTGAAGACATTATTCGTGCAAAAGAGATGTTTGTGTTGAAAAAAGCTGAACGTAAAAAGAAGAACGTGAGAATTGACGGTTTAGATCCGGCTAATAACGCCGGTGGTAAACACTCAGCTGATTGTTCACTCTTTATATGCGAGGGTTTATCAGCTAAAACTTACGTTGTTGCTGGTATTGAAACTGGTGTTTACGGTAAAACTGGTCGTGATTGGTTTGGAGTGTTACCGGTAACAGGTAAAGTTCTTAATGTACGTAACGCAACTCCAACATCGATCGCTGCAAACAAAGTCATTGTGTCGATGATTCAGACTTTGGGTCTTAGTCATGGTTTGGACTACACTTTACAGAAGAATTTTAAAACATTAAGGTACGGTAGAGTGATTGTTGTTGCAGATGCGGATGTTGATGGGATACATATCGAAGGTCTAATCATGAATCTAATTCATAGCCTGTTTCCAACCCTTCTTAATAGAAAAATTCCTTATATTGTCAGTATGAAAACACCAATCGCTAGAGTTTTCAAAGGAAAAGGAAAAGATCTGTTATTTTACGACGAAAGAAGATTCAATAGCTACTTGACCAATCAAACAAAGAAAGTAAATGCCAAGTATTACAAGGGTTTAGGTACAACAAGAGAGGAAGATGTACCAGACACTTTTGGTCTCAAGATGGTAGAGTTTGAAAATGATGAACAGGCTTCTCTTAATATGAACAAAGTTTTTCATAAGAAATATGCAGATGCTCGTAAAGAGTGGCTTGGTGGATACGCACCTGAAAATTACTCTTTTTCATTGGACGACCAAGACAGCCAATGTACAATGTCAATCTCCAACTTTCTTAACGGGGAAATGATAAAGTTCTCTCACGCCGATTGCGCACGTAGTATTCCAAATGGTATTGACGGCTTGAAGGAGTCACAAAGAAAAATTCTATACGCAGTTCGTAAGAGAAAATTAAACTTTAAAGGTAAATCATTGAAGGTTGCCCAACTCAGTGGATATACGGCTGAACACTCTAACTACCATCACGGAGAGCAGAATTTACAGGATACCATAGTTGGAATGGCCAGTGGGTTTCCAGGAACTAATAATATCCCATTACTTTATCCAGATGGTGGCTTCGGAACTAGGTTAGAGGGTGGTAAAGACGCAGCAAGTGCAAGATATATTTTCACAAAGAAAGAATCTCTCACAGATCTTATTTTTCGTGCAGAGGACGATCCAGTGTTGACACTTGTAAATGACGACGGTGATCTGGTGCAACCACAACATTACATTCCAATTGTACCCATGATCCTTATTAATGGATGTTCCGCCGGTATTGGAACTGGTTGGTCATGTACTATGCCTTGTTTCAATCCTTTGGACATTATTGCAGCATTGAGAGTGTGGATTGAGAATGATGGCGAAGTGTTGATAGAGGATCCGGATACTAATGAAACTTGCTCTATTCTACCAGAACTTGTTCCTTGGTATCGCGGATTCAAAGGAGAAATTAAATCTTCTGGAGAAAACAGATTCGTAACAGAGGGAATTATCACACGAGGAGCCAAACCAGATACTGTTGAAATTACAGAACTACCAGTTGGTATGTGGACCAACAAGTTCAAGGAGACATGCGAAGACATGGTTGTTGATAAAAAACTGAAAGCTTTGAAGAATTATTCTGGTACTCAAAACATTCACTTTGTAATTACAGAATCACTTGATGGATTGAGATGTAACAAGACTAATTTGAAACTACATTCTTATCTTTACACATCAAACATGGTTCTGTTTAATGAAAAAGATCAACTCAAAAAGTACATATCTGTCTCGGAGATAATTGATAACTTTTGTACAGTTCGACTCTCTCACTACGATTTACGAAAGAAGCATCAAATAAAGTCACTCGATCAACAATTGAGGTTTCTCGGTAACAAAGAGAGATTTATCGGAGAGGTTATCAGAAAAGAGATTTTGGTCATGGAACAGGAGGAGTCTGTTATTATTGAAGTTCTGGAAGAAAAGAGTTACGATATGGATCCAATTGAAAAGAGTTACAATTATTTACTCAGATTACCAATTCGTACATTTACAGTTGACAAGGTGAGATCTTTGAAGAAAGACATTACCAGTCTGGAGAAAGAACTGAATACTCTAAAGTCCACAAAGATTCAGACAATGTGGAAGAGAGAGTTGAAAGAGCTTGAGACTGAGTATATTAAATGGTTGAAAGTTATAGAGTCTCGTGTACCAAAGAAGAGAAAGGGAAAAGATAAGAAGTAAATAAATTAAGAATATTTTATTTTATTTAGAAAAACTAAATAAAAATTATCTATGCAAACTTTCCCCACAAAAGTCCACCAATTATACCAGAGATAGCTCCAACTAGATGACCCATAAAAGACGCATTTGGGTTATTAATTGTGGGTCCAAGAACCATTACTATTAATGATGTGATAAGAACCCAATCAAAATCTTGACTAGTGACTAATTCCCAAGCAGCTATACCAAATAATACACCAGAGAATCCAATACTACAATGTAAATTCTTAAAAATCTTATACATTACAGTTTCAATAATCGTGTTAAATATTAGAAGAAATATAACCAATGCTATAAATTTACTATAACCAATGGATACTTCAACTCTTGACAGAGCATAAAGAGCGTAAATATTCGACAATAGATGGTATATGTCAACGTGTACAAAATTACCATAAAATATACTCATAACATCTTTTCCGCAAGGAATTTGTTTAAGAGCGGTTGTTACATACAAAGAGAAAATTATAATAATAGACACCGATATTAAAACAGATACCGGAATTTTTTTGAATTTATTAACCTTGTCCATTTTCTAATCTATAAATATTTTCTAAACATAAATAAAGATGTCAAACAACAACGACCATGAAATAAAAGAAGAATTCTGCGGAGCTTGTCTTGCAATTCCAGCGGTTATAGCTGGTGTTGGTGCAGCTGGGTATGGTTCAAAAAAAGGGTCTCATAAAAAAATCAAAAAGTGGGCATTATATGGTGGAATATTAATAACTATATTATCTGGTATAATAGCTATATATTTTCTTACAAGATGCAAAGAATGTCAAAAAAAATAATTCTTATCACTAATTTATTATATTTTTCTATAATAAATGGAAATTTTAGTTTTATGTCAGAGAAAGAAAAGTAATACCAAAGATACTCAGAAGATTTTAATAGTAAATGAGAAGATTGTGAATTTTGTGAAAAATATATACCCTCGTAGATCACATAAATATACATTTTTGACAAACTGTTTACCGGAGGATACAAATTCTGATTGTGCCGATGTCAAGATGAATTTTGACATGATGAAAGAACAGACTCGAAATTGGGTTAATATTAATAAAAATAAATTTAATCTTATTATTATGAACACTTGTCCAGTATCATTGTTCCCAGCACATTTTTGGTATGGTATGTATAAATTATTAGAGAATGATGAGAGTAGAATATACATGACAAGTTTTACTGAAAATAAGGGTTCTAATATCACGTCTGATGCTATTACAGATTTATTACATAGCAAAAAATCATCTATTCGACCTATAAGAGGTATACCCTTAAAGTCTGTAAATGTTTTATTTGATACAAGCTCTGGTAATTATCTGTTAAAAAAGAAAAATAATCATGTAATTTTTACTTATTTAATCAGAGAAAGTTGTTCCGATTATAATAATAATCTAATAGAAATTTATACAATTTTACCTAAATATATACAGGAATTTATTTTTAATGTATGTAGTGTAGTACTAAGTAATAAAAAAATAAAATTTTCAGATAAAACCAAGAAATTGTCATCTGCCATTTTTACAAAATTTGTTTCTTCGAAATAAAATTACTACCTTCATCTTTTTTAATAATTTCTTCTGGATAGAATTTTATTTAATTTTAATTAAATAAAATATTAATTATTGCTTTGTCTTTCCTTCAGACTCCGAAATAATATCATCAATACCTGGAAGTTCTACTTCTTCAACCAAGAATTTCAAAAAATTATCACTTGATTTGGACTTGTTCAAATCTAAACCAACATCTGTTCTCGCTTTCATGTACTTTTCAAGGTATTTATCTTGAAACTCCGGATTACTTGCGTCAATCTTATCTAGAGTTTTTCGAGTTTTGATAATAATTTCTTTAACCTCAGCCATTTTCTTGATATGTTCCAAGTATGTCCAAGAAAGCTGAGCTTTCTTGACTTTCAAGGTAATATAATTCTCGTAAGGATCTACATCTTCTGGTTTCTGTCGAGACTCTGCAAGAAGAATTTCCTCTCTCTCTTTGATTTCATCCATGTCTTTTTTATCTTTTCCCTTTTTATTCTTGATAGAAGCGGAAACAGATTTTGCCATATCCTTTCTGATTTCAATCTCATCAGTATCGGCTGAGTATTTAGAACTATCTGTGACTGGAAATGGTCTACCAACATAAGTATGATAAATTTGGTGATAAGAATCGATTGTTCTGATAATTGTCTCAGCTCTTTGTTTAGCCTCGAGTTCAGATGCATAATTACCTCTAAGCTTAGCAAATCCAAATACACCATTCTCATTTGGAGTAGCCCCCTTTGCAGGAGTGAAAGATATCAGACCAACTGTTTGAAGAGAGATTGGTGGATCTGCATAAGTACGATCAACTCTTGGAAATTTTTTAGTAAAATCGTTATTATCTAAACTTTCAATTGCTAATGATACCTCTTCCTCTGAAAGAGCAGGAGCTCCTTGTTCTGGACGCCATTGCGCTTTACGATCTCTATCTTGCGGTGAAGTAAGAGAATGTTCTTTTTCCCATTCTGGGTGTGTTTTTTCTTGTGTTGACATTTTTATTTTCCCCTATTACGTCTTTAAACTATTGTAGGTTATCACCACTGTGACAATAATCAGATAATAGAGGGGAAGACGGATCATATATACCAGCGTCTGTTAGTTCTACTAATAACTCCTCAAATATAATATTAAACTCATCAGTATGACCTACCGAGTTACATATAACATGTGAAATTTCATGAGCTAAAACATATGTAAGCATTGAAATTGGATAATATTCGTTATTTTCATCCTTAAGGCACATGTAGACCCTTTCCTTATTAATTGTGTAACTCTTGTCACCTCTGAACAAACTGATATCAGACATTATATCTTTGGAATTGAGTTTAGTAAGAGATCCGGTCCAAATCTTCTTACTCTTAAAAAACTTAGTAAACGTTTCTTTGAGTTCAAGAAGTACTGGGTCCTTACTAAGTATATAATCTTCAATTTGTGAATAAATTGTATATACAATGAATAGTACAATTATTATAAAGACTGGAACTATAAATAACCAAATTTTTTTTCCTGTAAAATCACTCATTTAATATTAACAATTATTTTTGAAACATATTACTATTTTTTTTTGCTATGTTAGTTACTTAAAGATACAAAAGCCTCAATTAAACAAAATGCAAAGTAACATAGAAATCAAAGTTTTGTCTTCCAAAAAGACAAGGACAAAAAAGAAAGGCCGTAAAAACAAGTCTAAAGTAGTAGATGTTGAGATCGAGATCGAGGATGATATCCAGGATGATATCGAGGATGATATCCAGGATGATATCGAGGATGATATCCAGGATGATATCGAGGGTGAAACCATCAAGAAATGTAGATCGCGGCCAACTCGTGAGTCAGTATTGGAGAGTTTTGATAATATTATTACATGCGTTGAGAATGAGATTCAAAATCTTCGCGAAGGTGCTGCCAAGATTAAAGGAGTTAAATTTCTCCGTTCTCTTAATAAGAATCTTAAAAATGTACGTACTAAAGCCGGTAGAGTTATGAAAACAAAGAAGAAAACAACAAGGGTTAACAGTGAAAACTCAGGATTTAAGAAACCTGTATCTATTTCAAAAGATTTGGCATCTTTTGCCGGTTGGAATCCTGAAGACTTACGATCACGAGTAGATGTTACAAAATACATTTGTAATTATATCAAAACCCACGATCTCCAGAATCCAGATGACCGCCGTCAGATTCAACCAGATGCAAAATTACAAAAACTTCTCGGGTTCAGTACGGACACAGAGACTGAACCTTTGAGGTATTACAGTCTTCAGACATATCTAAAACCTCATTTTCCAAAGAAGTAATTATTTCTATTCTATTACGATCAAAGTAATAGAATATTTCCAAAAAAAAAGTTAAATACTTTTCTTTGTATTATAATAAATGTCAATTAATGTTATTGCAAAGAAATTGTACGAAAAAAGTAGTATTATTATCAAAGAATTTGTAGAAGACGGAATTGAGAATGGGTTTGATGATATATCAATGGTCGTATGGTACAATACGTTATCTTCTCTATGCGCTCTAGCATATCGTTTACCAGAGATTAAAGGTAATGAAAAACTGGCTGAAAAAGTTGTATATGATACTATGATGCTTATTTTAGAGAATGATGTTCCAATGAGTGAGGATCAGAAGAGAATGGCTCTAAAAACTTACAAAAGTGTTGGACCAACAATTATAGATATAATGATTCCTGGAAGTATACCTAAATGTTGTTGTTTCCCAGGAACAAAGAGAAAGTATGAAAAATAAATTTGATTTAAGGATAGAGTTGGTAATAATAAAACAAATAATGTCTGATAACACACAACTTACGCCCGCTAAGGGTTATAATACAACACGAATGGTATTTTCTGAGCCTGTCTCAGGATCCATTCCGAATAGTACACCAAAAATCGAGTTCAAAAGAATTAATATTACAACTAAAAATGAAGATGGTTCATTCGGCGAACTTATTATCCCAACAGAGCGTTTATTTTCTTTTGGTGTGAGTGAGAATACAAGCCAGGAAACTGGAAAAGTTAATGGCTATACATTTCCATTATGTCTATGGGGTCGTGATGGGGCTACAGAAGCTGAAAAGGTATGGACCGAAACATTTGAAAAAATTGTGGATAAATGTATCGGTCATCTTATTGATAACAGAGAAGAGATTGACATGTTTGAACTAACTCGTTCTGACTTGACAAAATCAAAAGGAGGGCTCAATCCACTCTACTGGAAAAAAGAAAAGTTTACAAATGAGAAAGGTAAAACTGTTTTGAGACCCGTACCAGGTACGGGTCCGACTTTGTATACCAAATTAATTTTTTCTAAGAAAACAGGTAAATTTCTATCACAGTTCTTTGATCAGAATGATGAACCTTTGAATGCAATGGATTTGATGGGGAAATACTGTTACTCACAAGCTGCGATTAAAATTGAATCCATCTTTATTGGGAGTAAAATTTCTCTTCAGGTTAAGCTATATGAATCGGTTGTTGAACCAACTTCAACCGGTATGAAACGTTTACTTGCTCGTCCTAAAGCAAGATCTAAGGTTCTTGAACACAAAGCCTGTTCTTCAGCCACACCAATGGATGACGATGATGATGATGATTATGACGATGATACTGGTAGTATTGGTGGTAGCGATGATGACGATGACGTTACAGATAAACCAAAGGAAAAAGTCGAAAGTGTAGTCAAAAAGAAAGTTGTTCGCAAGGTTCGCAAAGTTGTTCGCAAACCTTGATTAAACATACTTGATTAAAAAATCTTATACAAATATTTGTATAAGAAACTAAAATTACTTATTTTCTTTGATCCATTTCTCAATTGAAGAACCAATTACTCTTTTTACATTGTTTGGATCAGCGCTGATATAATTTTTTGCAACAATCTGTAAAAATGCAAGCTCTGTTAATCCTACAAACAGTATTACCCATAAAGATTCAGATATATTATGATGTAAATTTGTACAGTAACCAACGACCATTAATATAGAAACTATAACTACCAATATAATTAACACAACTGAGAGTATTTTAAAAGCACTACTTCTCACTTCATCATTTTTGTCATTAACAATATCATCAGACTTTTTACTACTATTTTCAGAGCTAAATTCAATTTCGTCTATCACACCTGATACAACACCTACAATCTGATCTTTAGAAACATTTTCTGCATTTTTTAAAATAGTATATTTATTATCGTCAAATATCTGGTCGACAACGTAATTCATCTGATCTTTAAATTCTCCCTTCTCAATCGAAACAACGTATACAAAGAAGAAAATAGTAAGAAATGTAAATATAAATACAACTTGAAACAATATCGACAAACCTTTTGTAATCAGTTTGTTAGTAGGTTTACAAGTATCGAACATTTATATAGAGTCAATTTTTATAATAAAAAATTAGTGAGGATTTGAAATCCTCACACCACCATCCCTATCAACATACCAAACATGCCCATTCGAACACGTTTTGTCACTGTACCCACATGGACAGACAGATACATCATTATCTGAACATTTTGGACAGACATGTACTATTTTTTTCTCTGTATTAACAGACACATACGTGCTACCTGTAACAGTTGTATTTCCGAAAAGTTCCTTCTTTTTCTTCTTCTTACCAGAAGTAAATGTCTTATATACATTTCCACGTGTAGAAACGACCTTTGTTGGGTGAGTATAACCCGGAATAACATCATTTTTTGAAGCCATTTTTTTTATTAAGACAAAATAAGTCTTTAAAACGTCATAATTCTATATAGAATTATGAGTAAAGTTAATTTGAAGAGTTTAGAGCAATTGCGTATTTGTCTCCAAGGAAGATAAATGTATCTACCCATTGCCATATAACAGTCTTGTCGTCTTCATCCAGAACCCCTGAACACCAGATCTTCTTAAAATGATTTTGATTTGAAGCGTGACTTTTAAACAGTGTATTTTTTAGGAAAAAATCATCACGTCTACCAGCTATCATTTTACGTAAACGTTTGTCATCCTTGTTAATTCGTAAATTAAAGTCGTTCATAACGTCCACTATAGGCACTTGATTTGATATAAATAATCTTGCAACAACTAAATCTCCTTCGTCGGGAAATTGATCAATTAGTTCATCAAAAAATAATATCATTTGTTTTTTAAATTCTCGTAGTACTTCCATTTTTAAAGAGGTTATTTGTCTTTAAGTACACCAAGACAACTAAAACCTCCACTGTTATATTGTGAATCTGTAATAATAACAATTATTTTATCACCAGATTTTATATCGTCTTTACCACTGTCATGCTCATAATTACCAGTTAGTTCATTGTAAACATAATTTGTAAGCGATGTCACAGGTATAAGTATCTTTTGTCTTTCCATTGCATTTACAAATATGCCGATAGAAAACATATGAAAAACTTCACCGATCACTTCTTTCCCAACAATAGGATTAAATATACAAGCCCTAAATTGTAGATTGAATACATTATCACCATTAGCTCTCCCAATTTCATGACTCAGTATAGACTCGAGTTCTTCAATGGACAGTATATATCCATTATCATTTGTACACTCGTTTTTTGTTTTTTCAGACAATTCTCTCATAATATGTGATTTTATATTTTGATCAAGATAACGAGATTCTAAACATATTCGTCGCGTAATTACAGTTGTTTCCATCTTTATATTTTACTTAATAATTATGAAATAAAATCAATATCAATAATATTAAAAATCCTACGAGAATTCCACCAACAATATACAATACTGAGTTATTTTTATCAACCTCTTTCTTTAATGTTTTTTCCTCTTTCATTGTTTTTTCCCATGGACCTCTGTCTTTTGAATTTATATTTTGATTGTATGAAATATAAGATCTACCATATGGATATAGATCAGAAGGTATTCCTACGGAAGTTGGGTCAATAGTTATGGTTTCCCATGTTTTACAGTAATCTTTGGTATTATTCTTTTCACAGCAAAGACGAATAAGATCTTTATTCTCCTCTACGCACTGTGTATTGGGTCTATCTCCTATGTCAGAATTACAGTTTTGTGTTTTTGCGCAATTATAGTAATCGTTATGTATGTTAAAGCCGGGGGTCATAGCTAGACATTCTATAACACCAAGTGTTTTAAAATTATCACAAATACCTCTACATTTATCACCGTTCCTTAAATTTTCACACTGAGTATAGCAATAGTCTGTATCATTCTTTCTTTTCTTCAAACAACACTTAACCAGTTCAGAAGGGGTGTTTGTCTTATCATCGTAACATGATTGAAGTATTGGTGCTGTATTTGTAATCATGTTTCTTTATTTGAGAAGATATAATTCAAACATTTTGGTTTGAATTATTAAAGTTTGATAATTTTATGCAATCATTGTCATTAACTCATCCTGATTATATATCTTAAGCCCGTATTTATTAGCATCTTTTGATTTTTTTGAAGTCTTTTCACCAACAATTACCACAATTTGAATTAAATCTTTGGTTGGTTTGCGAACATTGTCACTTATCTCCCCACCAGCTGCTTGAATTGATTCGTAAATCTCTTTTTTTGTATAACCTGATAATTTACCAGAAATAATAAAAGTATAACCTCTCAATCTTCCGTCATTTTCTTCATTTTTATATTTTGTAAAGAAAGACATTGCAACAACCCATTTAGCAGCCCATCCAATATTCTTAATAACCGTTCTTGTTCTTGTTTCTGCAAAACCCGGAACAGAAATTATAAGATCGTATAATTCTTCAGTTGTCATTTCAGAGTATACATCCAATATATCTGGATGTGAATCAAATAATGTTTTGATTATTTTCTCTCCAATATTTTGACCAAATACACAAGAAGCTGCTATCATTTTTGGTAGTTCCATCCCATTATCTAGAGTTTCATGAATACTATCGTAAATTATCACAGATTCTCCTGGACCGAAACCCAACCCCAGTAGATCTTCAACTGTAACCAGTAATATCTTAAGAATACTGTTTGCACCACCTAAGTAAATTTTTTCAATTGTTTTCTCTCCAATATTCTTAAAACCCATGTCTTTAAAAAATGAGTGGATGAGTTTAATACATGATTCTCCATTATACCCATCTGTTGCAATTATGTCAACATTCGTAGAATTCCACTCCCATTTTCCGGAAGGCATTTGCGGCTTATCTGCACCCTTTGTCACTTTAACTATATAAGGTATAACATCTCCCGATCTTGTAAGTTCAACTATTGCGCCAGGTCCAATATTGTTTTTAAGTATAAATCTAGCATTAAAACCTGTAGCCCAATTTATAGTTACCCCTCCTAATTTAACAGGTTCAATTCTAATTCTTGGTTTAAGCTTACTCCATTTACTGATACCCCATGCAACTTTCACAACTTTCACAGTAACCAGATTATCTTTCATTCTCATTTTAAATGCAAATGCGTAAGTAGGGTTACCTTTTACGTTTCTGGTATATGTTTTATCGGGTTGTACTATTAATCCGTCAATCTCAAATGGAGATGTTTCTACAAACTCTACAAGGATCGCCATCAGATTTTGTACATCCACAGACTCTATTTCTCTGTGTCTGACAACGCTAAAGCCTATATTTTCAAGATTATCCAATTGCTCAGAAGGGGTAAATCCGTGATTTATATCTGTCATTTCATACGCAATAAACTGCACGTCATTATTGGATATTGCGTCTTTCAGGGTTTTAGCTCCTATCATTCCAGCTACCAAGTTTCGTGGATTAGAGTAACTTTTTGAGTACTTCTTAATAAAAACTTTCTTGTTCATAATAAGTTCACCACGTACACTGATATCAGCATGTATATTTTTAGGGATAGTATTAAAATATTTAGCAAGATATGATATATCTGCACCAACAATTCCATCCCCTCTTGTATATAGCTTAATTTTCCCGTTTTTATGTGTCATCAGGCATGAAACTCCGTCTAACTTATCTTCGATTATATATTTCTCTGATCTATTACGGGATGACCAACGCTTAATTTCCTTCACATTATTATTTTTAAATTTATCCATAGATCCTAGCCAGATAGGAAGTTCAACACGATTGTCACCTTTCCTAATTTTAGCACCTATTGGTACGACATATCCAGGATCTCGTCTGTCCAAAGTTTCTTTTAACATATCATACTGCCAGTCTGTAAAACCAGACGGCTTACCTTGATTATAATACATATCATCTGCGTGTAACTTGTCTGAATGAAGTTTCTTTAGAGATAATGTATTAAAATACTCTTGTAGTTCTTTCTCGTTATCGGATAATTTGTTCATTGTTTCTTTATTTTTTGTATTGATACTTTATATATTATATCAAAATTGAAATATGGTTTGGGTAATATAATATATAGAAAGAAATATTTCTTTTAAAAAGACCGTGTCATATATCTTTTTTTAAAAATGACTTTTACATTTTACACAAAAAGTAAAAGTAAAAGGGGAAACAATGGAATCGAAATTAACACCTGATCAAGAACAATCATATAAAAATATACAAGTTTTTTTTAAAGACGAAGATAATCCAGCAATTGTTATTATGGGAAGTGCTGGAACCGGAAAGACATTCCTTACAAGGTATATTGTTGATTATATATTAAACGAGAGAATGGGTAGTGTAGCTGCAATTGCACCGACTCATAAAGCTAGAAGAGTCTTGGAAAAGACATTAAACACTGAAAGATTTTTTCCAGTACCCAGTTTTACAGTTGCTTCATTACTTGGTAAAATTAGAGAGCATTCATATATAGGTTCACATAAGTATACAAATGGAAGTAAACAGAAAATGGACAAGTTTGAAGTCTTTATATTGGACGAGGTAAGTATGGTCGAAGATAAAGATTTAGAGGAGATTATTGATTATATTTGTGAACATGACAAGAAGCTCATACTTGTAGGTGATAATTGCCAGATCCCATGCCCTTCTCAGATTGTAGTGAGGGAAGGAGATATTTGCTACAAGCCAGATAGCGTTGCATTTACTATTGCTAACATCTGCGTACTTAATAATATTGTAAGGCAAGCAGCAGATTCACCTATTATTCGTATCGCCAGCTACCTTCGTGATAATCTACTCAGTGAAATCTCATTAGATGATATTATCATCGGTTCTAAAGTGTCGACAGAAGATATTACAATCTCGTGTGAGGATGCGTATAGTCAATTCATTTCGGAACGACAGGCCAATATGGATGTAAGAATGATTTCTTACACCAATGCCTCTATTCGCAGACACAACACTCGTATTCGTCGAGATCTGGGAATTGAAGACAGGTTAATAGTTGTTGACGAGCTACTTACTGGATACAATAATGTAGGATGGCCAACTCCGGTTATCGAGAATGGAACAGACTATATGGTTTCCTCTCTACGACAAACAAGTAGACATATGATAGGTAATTACAGTGGACTTGTTGGTTATTTGGTTGACTTGGTTGACTTGGTTGATCAAAGCAATATATCAAGAGAACTTTTCTTCATAAACGTCAGACACAGTCATAATGCAAATTTTATGAAAGAGTTTGTCAGGAGAGCTGAACACGTTAATAAACGCTACTCAACCAAAGATGCATATCGTAAATATTGCGCACTGAAGAACAAAGCAGTGTTTTTAGAGGATGTATACAATTATTGTGGAAAGATCATGACAGAAGCGGATTTACGTCATACACAGCCTTTACTGTTTACTAAGGTAAAAGAGGTTATAGATACAACTACCAAGGCTATAGCAGTTTCTGAATTAACTGAAAAACTTCGTAACACTTATGGTGAAATAATTGAAGGAAGGTTGATAGACAATAAACCTTTTGCAGATGGGGAAGTCTTTGCTGATCAGTATATGGTTGTTGAGAAAGATATTTATTATGGATATGCCATGACAGCACATAAGTCTCAGGGATCTACATACGAAAGTGTGTATGTGGATGAAAATGATTTTAATAAGATATCTGACAGATGGAACTATAAACTTCGAGCCATGGAGAATCGTTTCAAGGAAAAGAATCAGCTTAAGTATGTGGCATGTACAAGAGCATCAAAAAAATTAAGGATTATGGTATCATAATATTAGGTTTTATCACTAAAAAATTGAATATCAATTAAGATATTCAAAAAAAAAATAATTATTTCAAACTACCGGCGCAGGTGCAGGCATTGGTGCAGGTGCAGGCATTGGTGCAGGTGCAGGCATTGGTGCAGGTGCAGGCATTGGTGCAGGTCTTGG